TCTCGCGAGGAGAGGAGGCGCGGAGGATTTTTGTGGACCCCTTCTCACCCTGCTCGCCTCGATGAGAGATCATCTGAAGCGGGATCGTGTCGGTCATCTTCTTCTGAATGACGTTCGCGAGCTTCACGACCTCCGGCACCGATCGGTGATTCCGCTCGAGTTTATAGAGTCTCGTGCTGACGCCGCGCCAGCCCTTGGTGAACTTGAGGAGAAGCTCAGGAGCAGCGCCGTTGAACCCGTAGATAGAATTGCCAACAACGAGATTATCAGCAATGTAGGTATGATCCTCTTCTACGTCGAGAGAATATACAAGGCCGTTAAAGTCTTCTTTGAGATTAGCTAGCACACGCGTGGATTGATTGATTCCTTGAATTGGCAAATCCATAATTTCTGGAATCAGATTAGCCGCCGCTGTTTTGAAATAACCGCGCGGGTGTTGGCCGGACGTAGTTTCTTTGCTTATTAACGGCTGATCTAGGAGTAGCCCGTGGTCTGCAAGACATGCCGCTGCGCCTGCGGGATTCGCGTGCGAAAAGATGAGTTTGATGTGTTCCTGCGTTTTGTTTTGACATCCACCACCGCAGAAAACACTTTCTGGGATCCCGTATTTTAGAGAATAAATCTCTTCCCAGGTTTCAGCGTCTATCTTTGTTTCGAACGTTTTAAGAATCCAAGCAGCGTCGCCATGCTCGACATTCAAGCGGCTGCTGATTCCGTAGCCAGAATTAGATCTTTTTGCTTTTGTTACGCCGATTCTGTAGCCTAGCCCGTCTTTGCGCATTAGGTATAAGAAGTATTTGCCGTCAGCGTTGTTATTGAATCGCGTCCAAACCCAGTGATTAGGTGTCACTCGCGTTACGCCCGCGGCTGTTTCTATGCGGCAGAGATGTCCAGCATAGGGTCTTGACGCTACCCTAATTTTTCTCGCCTCTGCCCTTGTGCGGCAATCAACTCGACGCCACGAAACAACTTCATCGCCGTCGCGCAGCGTGTCAATCCTTACCTGCTTGTACGTAGCTGGCATGCAACCTTTACCGGTGCGCCCGCCACCTTTGGCGGGGCGGTCGATGACAGTGACTAGCGTTTCTGGGGGTTGGCATTGACTCACATCGCCGACGACGTAGGCGTTGAAGTTGTCGGGCCGAAACAGGAGGTTGAAGAATTCCCACTGCACGACGTTCGTGTCCTGACTCTCGTCCATGAGCACGTTCGACCACTGAGCCTGAAGCTTCCGGCGCCAGGTTTCATCGTTCCTGCCGCGCCTCACGACCAGGTGCAGCATGTCGTTGAAGTCGACGACGGAGCGAGCAGTCTTCTCCTTCTCGAAGAGCTTCCAGAGCCGCAGCTCCACGTCCGTGAGCGCGTGGTAGCCGCCGTGAGCCTTCAGAGCGTTTGCGTGAACCTCCTCAGTGTATTCGGGTGAGAATCCGATGCCACGCGCGCGGTGGTAGCCAATCTTCTCAAGCCAGTTCCACGGCTTGATGTCCTCGATCTTCTCACGTTCGAGGATCTTGTGAAGAAGATCGACAGCGTCGTAGTCGTCGAGGGTACTCAGCTTCTTGTCGAGACCGAAGCCCGCTGGATCCTTCCTGATCGCAGAGAGCGCGAAGGAGTGGATGGTGCCGACTCGCGGCCCACGAAAGTTCTTGTCGCTCGGATCCTGGCCGAGCGCTTTGTATGTTCGCGAGAGGATTTCTCCTGCAGCTTTATTTGTAAACGTGACTACCAAAATCTTACTTGGAGTCACTCCCTGGGAGATTAGCCACATGACCCTTTCTTGCAAAACGCGTGTCTTACCGCTGCCCGCACCAGCTATGACAGCGGCTGGTGACCCCTCTGGGTGGTTAACAGCCCGTTTCTGTTCCTCATTTAATTCCATTCCTACTTCTCCCGGTATTTATGCTATACGCAATCTCTTCAATGGAAAACGCTATATAGGCTCTACGGTCAATTTACGGTCCCGCGCAAAAGCACACAGAACCTGCTTACGAGGTGGATACCACCATTCGAAGAAACTACAGCGCGCCTGGAACAAGTACGGCGAAAACGCTTTTGTTTTTGAAGTAATGGAGTGCTGTGCCGCAAGTAGATTAGATTCGCTGGAGGGTCCTGTTATTGCGGCCTACGACGTAGTTCGTCTGGGGTACAACATGCTATATGAGCCTTCAGGGGATGTGGACAAACGTACGCATGGCGCTGAGGCCCGATCGCGTATCTCAAAAGCCCTTACAGGTCGAGTACTACCTGAAACCGTAAAAGCAAAATTGCGCGGTCAAATTATTTCGCAGGAGACGCGTCAGAAACTCTCGCAGGCCTGGAAACCCCATACTCTAAAAACGCGACTGCTACTTTCACGTATGAAAAAGGGTAAGCCACTCACTGAGGATCATAAAACTGCTCTACGCGGTAAGCGCGGCCCTAAGCGGGCGATAAGCGAATCAAAGGTGGGTGATAAAAATCCAAATTTCGGTAAACCCAGAACTGAGACTACGCGCGCGGCTATCGCGGAAACAAACAGACGAACCAAACAAAAAAGATTCTACGCTTTATTGCCAACGATCCTTGAAGTGTGGCGGGAGCTCAGTATGAAAGGACCTGTGACACCCGGGAGGTGGTCTGTTTACGCCGATAAGCATAAAACGGTGCCTCGCGTGTCTAGCAATAGACAGGTTTATAGAATTTTAGGATTCAGTTGGGAAGAATTCTGTGCCCTGGTGTTGAACAAAATCAACGATCTTCCGACTCCTTAAACGGGGACTGGTGCATGCTCACGTTCTACATGGGAAAACAACTAGGGCCTGGTGATCTCTCGCTGATGGTCCGGGATGAGTACGGGAAGCCTGTCACTCCGGTTCGGATCAGCTACAGCATCTTCCAGGTAGGCGTCAATCAGGTCCAGGACATGAAGCCCGTGAAGACGCTCGTGTCTCAACCGAAGAAGACACCGGCGTCGGATCGCATCCAGGGTCAATACTACATCGACCTGACGATTCCGACTTCGTGGATGCCTGGTCAGTACGAGCTCGTGTGGTACCTACAGCAGTACGCCGACTCACCTGAAACGACAGTGTATGAGGAGTTCACCGTTTCGGAAGTAAACCCGGCGCGCTCACACATCGAGGCCGCGTCGATGCTGCTGGCAACGAAGCCAGGATTCACACCCAAGATCGTGGAGCTCGTCGCGCAAGTCCGAGAGCTGCTGAGCGACACAAACCCCGACCGCAACTACCACTTCCGACCTCCCACAGCCGCTAAGACCATCGCAGGCTTCAGCCAGCGTGTTGGTTTCATCTGGACTGACGAGACGATCTTGCGCCTCATGAAGCTGACGCTCGCGCAGATCAACACCTACAACCCCAAGCTCGATTGGGGATGGAACCTCGACACTGTTCCTGAGAGCTGGGGCCAAGCCATCTGCCTCGGCACCGCCGCCAAGTGCTTGAGCGCTGAAGCAGCGCGATGGGCAGCAGACGAGTTCGGCTACTCTCTCAACGGTGTCAGTCTCGACCTAGAGAAGAGCAGCAAGTACCAAGGCCTCGCGGAACAGTACATCTCCGAGTTTCAACAGTGGCTCGTGCCACTCACTGCGACGAAGCCTTTCAGCGCCGGTCTTCGTCAGAGCCGCTGGCTGCTGGGGTAATAGTCTAAGCTCTGATCCGAATGGCAGCGGGACTGCCCATTTCGACAACCCAGGCGATCTCCTTCTCAGTGGCTTCCCTAGCGCACTTGATCTCGCTGAGGCTTCCAATTTCTGACAAGACCTCCTGGACTACAGCTTCAATAGACTCTCCAGTTCGAAGGCAGCAGCCGTTTGCAGTTTCAACATAAACACGCATATCAACTCCTTATTTCAGCAACTATAGTTAGTGCGATCAGTCTTGTGTCGTGATTTCGGCGATTAACCAATCACCCCATGCGTGAAGGCTAACATGGTGAGCAGCCTGGAGGCAGTTCGTTGCTGTGCTCTCTCTTCGGCTTCACGCTGTGCCGGGGTCATTGCCGCCAGTCGTTGGCGCTTGGCTTCGTCCCTGGCATCCTCAGCATATTTCTGACGCTCTATGGCATGAATCCTTCGTTCTTCAAAAGTTCCACGTCGTTTCGCCTGTCCCATTTTCTTCTATTTCCTTTCTGTCCTCATTGTTCGCGTAGAACTCCAGTGCTTTCCAGAGTTGGTCTCTCCCGCACGGTTACACCCATTTCAATGACGAATAGAATGGCGTAATCACGGATAAGGTCCTCAGCCACAGACATAGAAGAGAGACCAGCAAAGCTGGTAATCTTTCGAAGCTCAGCAAACTTGGAGTTTTGAGGCCACTGTCCTTCCGTGTGAAGGTAACGAACCTCCCGGCATAGCTCATAGAGATTTTCTCGGACGAACTTACGAGCGGCGATGAGTTCTTGCTGAAGTTCTTTCTCGGACATTGCCCTACCTCCACAATGGATTCTCTTACACACAACTACACTGTAGCGCCCTCAGCCGCGTAGCCCTGAATGGCCTTGGCCAAGAGGTTCATCTTATCTGGATCAAACCATTTACAGAATCTGGCTGCCATTGAAGAAGACATCCACGGACGCAAGGCCCAGATTTTTGCGTACCATTTCGGAGATCATAGCTACCTGAGGGGTGCCACCTTCGGAAAGGGGCCTACCCTGTACAAGTTCATCCCTTACCATCAGAAGGGTGATAAGGTTCTGATAGGAGATGGACTTGACCACCTTCCCCGTAGCATCCTTGAATTTCAGGTCGTAGTCGTACATCGTTTTGCCTCCCGCAATCGAGCCTAGCCACTGACCGTCTTCCAAGTGATACGGCTGGCGCCTTCACAGATTCTTTTATTATGACACCTTGAACAGTCTCCTGTAGAATTACAAGAGTCCTTCTAGTCTTGTAATCTCAGCTCGATGTTTCTGAATTTCAGCCTTAATAAGGTCTGGAACCGCAGCCTTCGCTTCTTTCCTGGTCTTGTAGAGCTTACCGTGTATCCTTACAATCCAAGGCATAGTGTCCGACTTGCAAACGCTGAAGTCATTCAAAACCATCCACTTGCCTAAAGTAGGATCTGGTGGGGGAGGGCACGTGCAGTGGAGACTATGGCAAGTCTCACAAACCATCTCGGAAAAATAGTGCCCCATTTAATGCTCCCCAAGAATAGCCTTCAACTTCAACTTAGTCTCTATTCGATCTAAAGCCTTCAACTCCGCTTTCACGGTTGTTGTGCCTCCGCAACTGGTTATCCTTGATACACGCGTATCTCCTTGTGGTGGACGGGTGGGGCTATGATAGCGAACCTACAGACAAGAGCTACCATCGAAGCCAACTACAAACGCACCATGCGGTTCCTCGCCATAGATGGATTCGAAGCCTCCTGCGTGACAGAGGATCTTGCTGACCAGGGTATGGTCACAATCGAATATCCTGATACCAATCGCGAGGAGAATGAAGCCTTCACTCTGAGCGAGGCGAAGAAGGAGGTGGATCTGGACGATGAGGGGGGAATAATGCGAGCGCGCTTGTACCTCCTAGATCCCCAAGTTCCTGAACACTATAAACAACACATCCGTGCCTTCCTCACGTTGGATGGTTACAAATTCAAAAACGATACCCTTCAACGGATAGAGAAGGACTACGAATATGATTGATGAGCAGACTGATTTGGGCAAGTGCCCGTGGTGTGGTGGACCTACAGACAACGGGCAGGACCGCAGTATCTTACCGAGCGCCTACCTGTGCTCGAAATGCGCTACCTCAGATCGAGCCAAGCGGAACTTTGAATACAACTCGCTAATGGAGCAGTGACGCCCATGATTGCCGCATTATTTGTGGAAAAGAATGGATGCTACTTCGGCCTGCCGGGAGTGGACCCATGGGATGTCGAGCGAGACGCCAGGCTCTACACTGGGCCTTACCCGATTGTGGCGCACCCACCCTGCGAACGCTGGGGCCGATTTTCAGAAGGCAGCATGACGCTGAAAAATAAGATCACTGGGGACGACAATGGGTGCTTCGCTTCCGCCTTGGCCTCTCTTCGAGCCTTTGGTGGCGTCCTGGAACACCCTGCCCACTCGAAAGCCTGGGCAGCGTTTGGAATCCCTAAGCCCCCGAAGGCGGGGTGGTTGCAGTCCGGGGATAATGAGTGGACCTGTGAGGTAGAGCAGGGGCACTACGGCCATGTCGCGCGCAAGAAGACGTGGCTGATTGTTGTGGGACTGCAACCTCCCGAGTTGATCTGGGGGCCGGCCGAGCAGCGTCTTCCGGCCAAACGGCTGGCAGAGAGAGGCTATGAATCAGCTAGGCGCTGCGGTGTTGTGGCGAACCAGAGCCAGAAGCAACGGCAGAGGACTCCGCATCCATTTCGAGATCTCCTACTTGCAATTGCTGGCCAGCAGAAGGCGTGACTACGGCGGCCCAAAAACCCTACAAGGAGCACTACATGAACCTCTACATCAAGATTTCCTTCTGGTTAGGCATCGCCGGAATCGTTATGCGCGCCCTCACCATGATGGTTAGCGATTACCCCAGGACCGTGAAACACAGCCTGGGTGAGGATGTGGTCACCCTCATCCGGGAGATTGGCTTTGCGGTGTGGGCCTGGGTGCTGATCTATGGCTGATGGCCAGCTAACAGGCCCAGCCGCTGGTCTGGAGGAACGCATGATCGCAAAGGACGGCGGAGAAGAAATGAAAGAAATCAAGGTAAAGCACGAGTGCGGTTCCTGCCATGGGACAGGACTCTATTCTGGCATGGGCGAGGGCAAGGGCGCAGCGGTGGTCTGCCACTCCTGCAAGGGAACGGGGTGGTGCGAATCGGTTTTCCAGCCCTTCACTGGGCGCAAAGAACTACCTGGGATCAAGCGCGTCTATCAAGTAAATCCTGGCATCAGGATCGGGAAAGGGAACGGCTTCAGGCTAGAGGACTTCGGGGGGATGCCCCTGGCGAATTGGATTGCCGGTGAACCATTCAAGCCCGGCATGGAGAGTCGCGCATTCACCTGCCCGCGTTGGTGGGAGCAATGCACACCCGGGCCGATACCAGGGTGGAAGGAATGCGACGCCTGCCTGGGGTCTTCATTCAGCCAATGCCCCCACTTCGAGAATAAGGCCGCCTGCTGGGAACGCTGGGACAAAGAACGCGCGGTATAACGCCCCAAGCCCACCTGCCTTTCGGTTCAAGTGCAGCGCCCAGTTGGACGTGGGAGAAACAAATGAGAACTACACGGAGGGAGAAAAATGCTTCAAAAAGTGCTAGATTTCATCCGGGAAGGGGCGATCGCCACTTCAGGCCCCGCCAAGTGGGGGTTTGAGCAGGTGTGCGCGTACCGGGCCAACGTGGCACTGGGAGAACTCACCTCCCTCGCTCTCGCTACGATCATCCCCCTTGCCGTAGTTTTATACTTTGTCCCATGTATCAAGAAGGGCATGAATATGAGGGGTAGTAGTTTTTGGTGTGAAGTTGGTGCCCCAACGGTTTGTATTGTCCTTTCCATTATTTGTATTGGTTCTTCAATCGCTTTTCTCTGCCGACTACCAACCGATCTCGCTACAATCCGCACCCCTGCCGGGTCTGTTTTAAGTGAGTTGGCCAAATGAAGATGGAACCTGTTGGACGCCGAGAACCCATGCGTCCGCATTGAACGGGAGGTTAGGCGATGGATGCAGGTAGCTCTATGACATTAACCATTAACGGACTAACCGCAGATCAATGGGCGTTCGCAAGGGCAGTCGCCGGGTTGGTCTCACAGAACCTTGAAGACCGCGAAGCTTGCACGGCGCGGGAGGCCCGCCTACAGACTCGTATCAACAAGCTGGAGGAGTTTATTTGCAACAGTGGAGGATTGGTCAATGAATGGGCCAAGACCTGTCCGTTCGGAACAAAGATGGCGGACCACATCAAGGGCAAACTCTATGAATGGTTGAAGCATAATTGATTTTTGATCTGCCAGATGGTTGCGCTATTCAAGATGAGTCAAGATTTCTCCGGTCATTAGATTGAAGAGCTTGTTAGCGGCGGATCGGGAGGTTGGTGTGAAGCATCTTGATTATTTCTGGCTACGTACTACCATAAAGATTACAGTGATTGTTTTCGTATTCCAGCTATTGCTTACCGTGACAGGTGTTGCGACTAGAGAGCCAGGTTTTGAGTGGGTAATATGGGCAGCATTTGCCGGTTTCTGTGCGGCCATTGCTTATATCGTATTAGTTGCGCGCCGAAATCGTCAAAATGCCACCTCAAAGGAGATACCATGGCGAAGACAGTAACCACCTTTATTAAATTATCACGAGTCCCTATCGTGGGGGAGATGATTGGTTTATCCAAAGAGGATTCAGCTAAGGTGGATGGAGCTAAGTATGTTAGAGTGACCTCTATCATCCATACCGACCGAGCTGAAGGTCAGAGTGCCATAGTGAAGGCTATGGTTGTATGAGAACGGTCCCTGGATCTTCCGAGAAAGGATGGACCTTCAGACCCTGATCTACAAACTTTCAGCGGCTATTAGAGAAGGGTGGGTGTCTGTGGTCTGTACAGCGACAACATTGCGCAAATCTCTTTCGTACGCAGATGTCTTGGCGTTGGTGTAAGCATGATTCAGTCGCTTCAGGTCCTCAACAGCACTGGTTTTGGTCGCCGTGACCTCTACTGGGTTGACGATCCTGCGAAAGAAGTCGTGGGCTACAACGTCTACAGGGCTTTCGATAGTCCAGACAACTGGATCAAGCTCACGCGCAACGGTCCAGTGCCTGGCCACAGCTATCGCGACCAGACACGGTTGAAGGAGATCACATACACAGTCCAGGATGAAGACTGGACTGAGCGAGGTGAGCAGGGACGCTGGATCTTCCAGGTGCCTGAGGGCATGTTCTACACCCTCCTCCGCGGTCGACCGATCTGTGCTATGGACAGTTCCGACATCACGCTCATCGTCGACGGCAATGAAGTTTCTGCCGCACGCGTGGATGGACAAGAAGGCGTGGTGTGGCTCCCGCAGGTCATCACTCTGAGTCGCGATGGATCCAGAGACGAGCGCCAGCAGGTAAAACCTCCGTCAGAGGTCATCATTACCTACCGCATCATCGAAGACAGCGTCGGCATCTACCTTGATGGCACCAGGACGTTCTACACCGTCGTGCCTGTGCTCGCCAGTGGGCAGGAGCAGCACCCGGTCGGCGCGAAGGGAACGCCGTACGTCGATACGCTCCAGGTCGACGCCATGGACTACATGCAAGCGGAGATGGTGCGGCGCAACGCCTGGATTTTCGAGATGGGCGGCGAGCCTGCGTTCCTCCTCTTCCGCCGCACGAAGGGCGAATGGTGCAGCTGTCAGAACACAGGCCTCAATCAAGCCCGCACCGGGTGCCCGAGTTGCTACGAGACGGGAATCGTCGGCGGCTACTACGGGCCCGTCGACATCTACTTCATTGACCCCGATACTGGAACGTCGTTTGAGGTTGAAGAGGGCGGTCGGAAGGTCACACGTCAGAGTCGTTCATTCCTGGGACCATCCCCAATCGTACAGAGCGGCGACCTCATCTGCCGTCGAAACGGTGAACGCTTAGTCGTCTCTAATGTCACCTACAAATCTCCGCGCGGCGTGTTGCTGCAGCAGGAGTTCGATGTCGAGCTCCTGAACATCAATGACACCCGCTACAAGATCCCGCTCTATACTGACGAGGCGACAGTTCCATTCGCGCCGGCGTTCACGCCTGTCAATGACGGCATCACTCATCCAGCGAATGAGCCTGTCACGAACCCGTTAACAGACCCGACCAAGCTCTGGGAAAATAAGGACAAAGTCCCTCAGGGGCGGACTGTTGTGTTTGGTAACATACAATCCTGATTTTCGTAACCTCTAAGAGAAGGAGTTCCGTATGCACAAACTCGTTGCGGCCATCGGAGACTTGGTCAAGGCCGAACCCCTGACGTTGGGCCCAACGGTCAACGACCTGGAAGCCTCCAAGGACAGCCCCATCGGCGGCGATCACACGTTCTACACCTACTTCGTGCCTGGCGCCATTTTCCAGGCGAAGGATGGCACCATCTGGCACCTCGAGACCGTGAACGACTTCGGCATGTGCCGGATCCGGAACGCCTGGTACCCCCGTGAGGAGGCGACCATCCCAGTCGCCGACATCCGTCGGTCCATCGACTCCTGGATCGTGCCGGTGCAGCAGAAGGTCACGGACCTCGAAGAAGGCATCGAGATGGAGAAGGGCTCCGCGAAAAGGGCTGCTGGCGTCGTAGCTGCTCACCCGCGGTACGATTACAAGTTGGATCCAGCTACGGTGACGGACGAAGATTTGGCGAAGCTGAAGGCCCAAAGCGATGAACGGGCCCGCAGATGGGAGCGGGAGAAGGCGGAATTCTCCGGCAAAGATGGACAGCTACCGCCCAGGTCCGTGCCACCTTCCAGCGTCACTGGCAGCAAGAGCGTCGCGGCCACTGACAAGCTTCGCCCTTTCACAAACAATGACTGGATGGGTTTCGCTGGAGTCTCTGAGTTCCCTGACGGATCTCAGCCGATGATCGGCGAAGTGAAGCTGAGCGACTGGCCCGAAGAGACCGAGCACATGAGCGCGACCATCATCGTGGGCGGTGACGACTCTAGCGCCGAATCCGATCCTGAGTGCTTCGTGCAGGTTCTTTCTGTCGATGGCGGCTACTTCTGGAAGTCCTTCAAGACGAAGGAAGAAGCGGTCAGGGTCGGTGAGACCATTGCCTCGAAGCCTTCCATCTCGCATGTTGATCTTGTGCACATGGGCTTCGATGAAAGCAACTTCACCGACGAAGGCCACGCCAAGATCGAGCGCGACAAGGACAACGTCAGCCGTCGCGAAATCGGCGATGAGCTCGGCCATAAGGGCGCAAGCGCGAAGTCTGCCGCCTACACCCCAGAAGAGTGGATCTACGACGTGAAGGTCGACGTCAACGAGAATGCCAGCGCTAAGAATATGGCGGGCATGGACGCACTCGCGTTGACCATGACAGTCGAAACATCCTCCGGCCAACATCATGACCTCGTCCTCGATCGCAACACCGCCCAGATCCTCATTAGGCGCCTGCAGAACGGTCTCGAAGAAATGGCCGACTGGGGTGGCCAGGACGAGAATAACGCGTAAGGGCGCGCCATGACCATGGATCTGACTGGCGCGGGTCTTCTGACGTTCTTGATCCGTGAGATTAGGTACATCGCCGCGCAGCATCCACGATTCAAGGACAACAACGGGGAAGCGCTCGTCGCCTACTCCAACCTCATCAGCTTCAGCGATGTGAAGATCCAGGTTTCGAACCTGTCGTCTTCTGGTACTAGGCTTAGTCCCGATAACTTCTTCGCGACTCAGATGGGTCGCATGACGGTTGCGAAGATCGAAACGAAGCCCGGTCATTTCATCGAGTGGGCCCGTGAGATGGACCCCAACAACGTTCTACCTGAACCTGGCATCTACTACTACAACGTTGATGCGGTCGATGAGAAGGAGCAGACGGTCTCTTTCACATCGCAGGCGTACAAGTGGTACCAGGGAGAGAAGGAGTTCGCAGAGGGCTCGTTCATTTCGGTGTCACCCGGCATCGACACTGCTGGCATCGTGTTCTCGGATCCGAGCGTCAAGTTCGTCCCGATGCTTGCGAAGATCCAGCTCCTCACATACGTTGCGCCTGACACAACTCTCAGCCTCGGCTCTCGCGTTCTTGTTCCTGGTGAGGATTACTGGGTATCACGTGAACGCACTAAGGTAATCGCGACTACGCGCGGTGGGACAGAATTTATTCCGTATCCGAAAGGCTTCGAGCGTTTGGATCTATTTATAGATGACCGGTGCCTGCGCCAAGGGTCTGACTACTGGATTCAAAGCAACGGCATCAGGCTCGGTGATCTCACGCCCGTGGGCCGTGAAGTCCTTGCGCGCGGCCCCTTTCGTGAAGATCCAGCTGTCGAGGGATTCGTGAACCCTGAGAACAAGCTTGACTTCGCCGTTGATGTCAACCACGAGCTGGTGAAGGATCAAACCGTCTACTACCTCAATCGCGTCTTCCACGACGCGAGCGATCTCGTCATTACTTCTGACAGCGTCTGGCTTCGCGTCCTCGCAACACCCGGAACCAAGATCGAATGGGAAGCGCGTGTCGCAGGCCCTCTCGACACTGTACAAGCCACGAAGATGATGACGTCGCGGAACATCCTTCCTGGCGCGGAGATCGCAATCGGCGACCGAGTGGTGGTCGGGGATCAGTGTGCCATCGTTGTAGCGCCGGAGACGTGTGAAACCTACGAGATTTATGGTTCGAAGGAGAATGTGTCTTTCGAATTGGAGGTCAGCACCAACGACGTCATCACGACATCCGAACTCGCGGAGCTCCTGCGAACATACTTCGCCGTGACTGGCCGCGATCGACTGGAGTCGGCAGGCATCACCGTCTTCGAAGTCACGAAGTCCTACAGAGGTGAACAGAAGGACGCATCTGGCACCTCCGCTCGTCACATGGCGACCGTCTCAATTCAAGCAGCCGCTGACTGGGAATTCTACAAACCCCTTGTCACACGCATGGACTGGGGCGATCTTGAAGTCGACACCAATTCGAGTCTACCCGGGAATCCTTCAGTGCAAGGGCGGTATCGTCAATTTGGGGCTTTTGTTTTTGTCCCCTCTTACAGCTGAGGAAGCTTCGATGCCAATCCGTGAGTACAGGTGCAGCACTTGTGACGCTCTGACAGAGCAAATTCTGAACATGTCGGATGAGATTCCGCCGAAGATCAAGTGCAAGCGCTGCGGCTCCGACGCCCAGCTCCGAACGTACTCGACCTTCGCAATCTCCCGCGAAGGCTCCGACAATGCCCCCATAGACATCGCTATCGGTCGAGACGCTCGCGCCCGTTGGGATGACATCCACGCTCGCCAGGAGCAGCGCGACAAGGTGCGTGTGTCCTCCGGTCAAGTCGGCATCGTGGCCACAGGGCGCAATGAATTCGCTCCCATCACGGAGCAGCAGAAGGCATTACGCACGGAAGTACACGAAGCACTGGAATCGCGGGGAGACAAGCGTATGTCTGGCTCCGGCACTCCGTCAGTGGCCGACATAGAAAAGACCTGGTGATTTTTCAGGCCCTGTAGCCGAAGCGGCGCGAAAGCGAACTTCCTGAGTCCTCAGATGAGGACTAGCGTTTAGTTCGTGCTCGCGCTACCAACTTCTCGGGGAGACATACACATGGGCCTGTTCCAGTCATACACCCAGCCTGGTGTTTACACCAGCGTCAGCATCGAGGATGGGGGCATCTCGCTGTTTGGCGATCAGCGCATCCCGGTTCTGATTGGTGAAGGGCAGGAGACGCGTTCTTTCTTGAACGTCGAACTCCACCGCGGATCTTCCAGCGTCGCCGACGACCGTCGGGTCCTGGAGAACCTGAGTGAGCAGGTGACGGGCACAACCCGTACCTTCACGCTCAAGTACGGTCCCGTCGTGAACGGCAACGGCCAGGGCGTCGTCTCAAACTCGCCCACTGACATCCAGGTGTACGCGGACGGCAACCCCGTCGTCGTGACTTCCCTGGATGGTGCCGCTCGCACCTTCCAGACGCAGCAGATCTTCGCGGCCGGCACTGACCTCCGCGCGAACTACTACTTCAAGCGGAAGGACCTCTTCGTCTCCAACGAGAATCTGACCGACCAGGTGCCCGCCTACGCCACTTGGCAATCGGCGACCCGCAACGGCGATGGCGCTCCAGCTACGCCTGACATGATCCTCAGCCTCGCGCAGCCTGGCTTCAAGGGCAACAACGTCTCCCTCGCTTTTGTGTACACCCCCAGCGCGCCGAAGCAGGACATCAACGCCGTCTCCGGTATCGGCACCGACACGATTGCGATCGAGCTCGCGAGTCCCAACGGTCGTCGTACTTACAACGACATCAAGAACCTTATTGAGGCTGGCATTCCCACCCTCTCTAGCTCCAACATCGTCATCAAGTCCCTGAATGTCCTCGTCCTCGACCGCGAGGCCGTTGAAGTCGATGCCACCAACTTCGAAGGTGGCATCGGCCAGGACACGGACAAGACCTTCAAGGTCATGAATGTGCCTATCGTCGACGGCACCAACGGCGGCGTGGTCACGATGAACCCCAAGCACGTGACTGTGAAGGTCAATGGTGTCCAGGTCCCCGTCGCTTCTGTGAACGGCCAGTACGGTATCTTCACTCTCGCGACCGGCGTGCCTTTCGGCGCTCATCTCGAGGTCAGCTACTACACCAACACCTACCAGGACACCTTCGACGATCTGCCATACGCCAATGTCTCGGCTATCGACATCTGCGGCTTCGCTCCTGACCGCAACGATTTCATCAACGGTACCGACTTCGTGCTGGACGGCGACCGTATCTACTGGGGCAACGCCTTCAACATCAAGACCGGCGTGTTCACCCCCGGCTACGCGGCCTTCGACGCCACCCACATCACGCCTACGATGGTGGACGAGTACATGTTCCGTCGTCCTGTTCAGGGTATCGTGGACGGCCGCAACAACATCTTCAAGCTCGAGGATGTTCCGACCAACGGCGCTGGCACCGTCACCGACAACGTCGACCTCATCAAGGTCTTCGTTGGCGACGATCCGCTCTCTGCCACCCAGGTCAAGGTCATCCGCCTCATCGGTGCGACCGGTGAAGTCACCCTCCAGATGCCTCCCAGCTTTGGTAAGGGCGTGTGGGCTTCCTACCACCGCAACACCCTCATGGACCACAGCTGGACTCTGTCCGTGGTCGTGCCTGGCGTTACCGGTCAGGGTACCTACAAGGTCGTGAACGAGAACGGTGTTGCCGCTCCCGTCATGAAGTTCGACACCAACGCTTCTCATGTTGCTGACGGCGCCTTCGCTAACACAGGCATCGTCTGGCCCTTTAGCTTCTCTGATCTCCGCGGCGTTGCTGGTGCGACTCCTAACGAGACCATCACCGTCACCTTCCTCGACGATTTCCTCAGCTACCAGTTCCAGCCTCCCACGGCCGCTTACGCTTCCGTACAGGGTCTGATCTTCGTCGCCACCAACCCAGGTGCTGCGGTCAACGGTACTGTCAAGATCGCCTTCGTTGGATCCACCCCGGGTAACGGTGTTGCGGATGCGAACGCTGTGACCGTCGCTTCCGCCGCTGGCGTCACCACCGTGACAGTACACATCACCAACACCAACAACAGCACCCGCACCCTTGCTGCGATCCAAGCTCTGTTCTCTGGCACCAACGTCGTGAACGCTGGCCTCGCCGGTCGCATCCGCTGCAACACCGGCGCTGCTGACCTTGGCGCCCTCGCCGTCGATAGTGCTCCCGTCGCGCTCACCCTCGGTGCCGATGAAGTCACCCGCCCCTACGCGATCCGCTTCAAGGTCAGCTCCGATCGTGACACTGCCGCGATGGCCCAGGACGGTCTCGGCCGCACCGGCGGCGATCCGCGCAACATGAATGAGGGCACCGGCTACATCGGCCAGACCTACCTCGATCCTAGCACAGCCGTTGCCTTCACAATCGTCGATCCTACCATTGCGCTGAACGAGTACGGCTACACCAGCCGGCCCAGTCCCAGCTATCGCTTCGCCCCTGGCGACACCCTCGTGTTCACGGCCTCGAACGCTGAGTCCTTCGTGACCTCCGCCGCTCCTGTGCTCGCGATCCCTGGCCTCCAGCTGGTGGTCAACAACACCTACAACATGAAGATCGGTGACACCGCTGTCGTCAACACCTACAACAAGGCCGGCAACGAGCCCAAGGTCGGTGAGTTCTACTACCTCTCACTCACCACCGAGAAGCCCGACAGCGACTTCGACGTCAAGCTCTTCACCAACATCGGCGATGCCTACGCGCTTTATGGTGCACCGACTCCTGAAAACCGTCTGTCCCTGGCGCTCTCCCTCTTCGCTAGCAACAGTGGATCTGGTCAGATCTTCGCCTGCAAGCAGGTCAAGCGCGATGTCGATGCCGAGCTCGCTTCCGATAATACCTTCATGGAAGCAATCGCGACCCTCGCCTCACCCCTGCCCGGCAGCGATCGGACCTGTGACGTCGTCGTCACAACCTCCACGAGCCCGGTGGTTCACCAGTACCTCGCCAAGTTCCTGGACACGCAGGCTAGTCCCCGTAACCGCGCCGAAGCCATCGGCTTCATTGGTATGGGCATCACTTCCACCCCCGAGGAAGCTCGCGCTCTTGCCCGCAGCATCAAGAGCGAGCGCGTGATCCTCCTCTACCCCGGTGGCGCGATTCTGAACGTGGAACAGGACGGCAAGACCGCCGAGTTCGCGGTCGACGGTGCCTTCCTTGCGGCCGGTCTCGCCGGTGTCTACGCGAACCCTGCGAACGATGTCGCCACGACCCTCCTCGGTCAGAAGGTCGTCGGCTTCAGCCGCCTGATCCGTCGTACTGAGACCGCGGTCATGGACCTGATGGCCCAGGACGGCATCACGATTCTGACCGACGTCGCTGGCGCCTTCGAAGTTCGTGACTACCTCACCACCAACCCCACGAACGTCATCACCATCGAACCCACCTGCACCACCATCACTGACTACCTCCGACAGCGCACTCGCGCCGTGCTGAAGCAGTTCATCGGTCGCAAGAACCTCAGCAACGTCCTCAACGACGTCGCCATTGTCATGCACTCCCTGCTCAAGAGCCTTATCGAGCAGGAAATCATTGATGCCTATCGCGGCGTCGACGTGGTGCAGGACAAGGACGACACTCGTGTGCTCCACGTCAAGGTGGCCTTCAGGCCCGTCTTCTCCCTGAAGTGGATCGACGTTTCCTTCCGGGTTTCCACCCGTGGGTAAATCCTCCGACGTAGCTGCTGCCGCCGCTGATTCCTACTAAGGAGGGACAAATGAAGATTCACCCCACAGTCACGCACCTCAATGGGATCGTTTCCGTAAGTCTGAGCGCTGTCTTCGATGGCGCTCAGACTGATGCGGACGACCAGTCTCGCATTCAGGCTTACGGCGACCCCAAGATCAATCTCGGCGGAAACTTCGTCGACGCAGCCGACCCTACGTTCACGTTCTCGACCCCAGGGTCGGAGGTGTACGCGGCGCTGACAACGGAGATGCAGGGGATGGTCGCGCGCTTCATGAAGGTTCAGCCGCCCGCCGCAGCGGGCCAACAGCCTGTCGTGCCTGGCCCTCTCGATGTCATCTCCATGAATCCCGTCCGCGCCGCGACGGTATGGACGACAGCGATACAGTCACGTATCGCAACTGCAGTGGGGCAGCTCCGCCAGGTCCAGCCTCCGAAGCTCACAAGCCTGCCAGATCAAATCATCTAGGAGCGCAGAATGCGTGGAAAGAAAACGAGCAACGGCTACGATCTCTTCAGGGAGGCCTGTGAGAACAGTGGCGATGAATTGGCGGATGCGCTCCTGACTGTCGTCGCCGAGGTTTTGAATGGCGGATTCGAGCAGGCTCTCGACAACTGCCCCGAGCAGATGAAAGCTATTCTGAATCTTCACCCTTACGGGCCTTACACCGAGCTATTCCTGACCTTGGACAGGCAAGCGCTCGCCATGCAGGAAGATTTCAACGAGCTCATGCAGCAACAGGATGACATCGAGTACGAGAATAATCCGGTTATCAACGCTCTTAACGAGCTCGATAACAAGTTCTACTCCTGGTCAGACGAGTTCTACTCCGAGGTTGTCGCGACCCTCACGTTCAAAATCACGGACGAAGACAAAGATCTTTTGAAGGGCATGGGCATCAAAGGGCGCGCCAAGACCAACGCTGTGGAGAAGGACGCGAAGATCCTCGTCACGCGCAGTACCATCGCGCGCGGCGTCGCAGAAGCGAACGCGCTCCTCGAGCATCTGGATGAAGGCCTGAAGGTGATGACCGAAGGCGAGGGATCCGAGGACGTCATGCCTTCATTCCTCCTCGACGAGGTCGAGGAGATCCTTGAGATCAAGGGTCGTCTCGAAAGTCTTCTCGCGGCGACACCTGAAGATTTGCAGGCTGATTTCGGCAGTACCTCTCTCGAGGAACTGCTGGACGACACGAATCCAAGCGGCTTCGCCCAGATCGTACAGGGTGATCTCAAACGGATTGCCGAAATTCGGATGCAGTACGCCGAAGCCGGCTTCGAGAACCTGATGGATCCGTCCGTCCGAACTTCAATGAAGGAAGCAGATTTTCTCGGTGACACCGTCCGCGACACCGTCAAGTACCTCCGCATGAACAAGGAGAAGCTGAAGCAGCTTCTCCAGACGAGCGGCAAGGGCGAACCTGCTGTGATGCAGGAGCTGCAGAAACTTCCCGTGGGTACGCAGAAGCCCAACGCTCTCACGTCCCTCGTCACCCAGTGGCTGAATCAGGCTGTGACCGACGTCGATCTCACTCAGGGCGTTGAGAGGCTTGTCCAGAAGCGCGGGAGCGCGAAGACCGCAGGAGCTGTCGACGAGGTAGGCAAGTTCTGGGTCGTGACGCAGCCAACTGAAAATTCAACTCTCGCCGACGTCGTCTTTGGCGCCACCATCGAGCGGATGATGCTTCAAGCTCTTGGCGGGTTGCGATACAATGAAATCCTCGGCATCTACCGCGATCGTGAGGTCGCAATTCAGGAAGGTCGCAAGCTCGTACCCAACGACAAGTACCCTGACAGCTTCGTAGCGTCCACGGACGACAGCATCGTCTCTGTCAACTCGATCACCGCGTCCAAAAAGGCCGCGCAGACAACGTCCCGGGACGTACGTCGCGCCATCAAGTTTCTCGGCGAGCTCATCGCCATGCACCGGGAGCAGTACTTTAACTTCAAGAAAGTTGTGGTCGCAGTCAATAGCAGTGCCATCAGCCGCCAGACCGCGGAAAAGATCTTCGAAGCCATGACCTACATGGAAGAGACGAAGCGCAACCTTGAGAAGCAACTCCGCGAAGTCGAGCAGGAAGAGCAGGCCATGGAGGCTTTCGAAAAGACTTCACCCGGTGAAGTCGCAAAGTCTTCCGCCCCCAAGAAGGCCGCCCCAGCCAAGCCCTACTACGTCATCAAGTTCATCAAGGGTGGTGAGGCCACCTACTTCAACGCCGATGCCCCCAGGCGGGCCTGGGAGAAGCCAAGCCTTGCCACCAAGTATGAGAACGCCAGCGAACCTCGTGGCCTCGTCATGGGAACCATGATGGGCACCCATGACTTCAGCCAGTATCAGAAGGCCCTAGACTACCTCGGTGGCCCCGCTAGCGTGGAAGCCCGGGTCGTCAAGGTCAACCCCAAGAGTGGGGCGGCCGAGAAGATCACCAAGTGCGTGGACTGCGGCAAGTCCTTGCCCGTTGGCAAGATGGTAAAAAACAGCGAGGGTGCTGGCTACCTCTGCCACGAGTGCGAGGCCATCCGCGAGAAAGAGGACAAGGCCAAGGAGGGTGCTGCCTCAAAGAAGGCCGCGAGCGCCTGGAAGTACAACGTCTACCCCATGCAAATCGAAGGCGAGCGAAAGCCACTCGGCACCATCGAGGTCCAGAACCCCGAGACGCTGTCGGATGCTGACTACGACGCCATCGTCCTGAAGCAACTGCAACCGTGGCTCCCTGAGAATGCTCACGACGTGAAGATGTCTTGGGCCGCAGGTGCTACGATTGGAAACGCTTACATCCCCAACAGTGGCGGCGCCCCTGAGCGAGTTCTGTACCTCGAAGTTCCGACTTCATCTGACGAGCAGGAAAAGGAGATGGCGGACGAGACTAAGAATCCTCACATCACAGCCGGCGTTGGTGAGCATGATGACACCGGCCTTGGTGAAACGGGTTCAACCACATCCATGCCTGTCAGCTTCATCTGCCGCACCGATGGCAAGGGTCTTTGGTCCAGTACCGCCACGAAGGTTCAGGTCACAGAGTTGGAGCTCTACACCATCTATTATGACGGCGATCCCATCTACGAGTTGAAGGCCTATTTCAACAAGGTGAACTGGGATACAAACAAACTCGGTCTCATCTATACCGACGCCACCTGGATGCGCGACTTCAAGCAGAATCTGAAACAGCTCGGTCTTGGTACTGACGTCACCTACTCCGAACAGGGCATGCAGGGTGATGACTACGTCAGCCTTGACGTTGGTCCCAAGTTCCTGCGCAGCTGGCAGCGGATCAACAAGACCAACGAGCCACTACCCGAAATCACGGACGAAGACAAAGATCTTTTGAAGGGCATGGGCATCAAAGGAGGCTTTCATGCTCGCTGCTGATGACGGCGCTGCTGGCACGAGGCAGGACAAGAGCTCTAAAAAAAACTCTAGTCGGTGTGTAGCAGGTAAAGAAGTCCGCGACTGGGGCATTGAAGAGATCCTGGCAGGTCTCATCCTCGAGGACGCGTCATACCGGGCGCTGGTTGACAAGTTCCACAGCGGCGAGATCACGTTCGATGAGTGGAAGAAAACCGTGGAGACGCAGTGGCCCTATGACTACTGCCTAGAGCAGGCTCAGCACCAGGGCTATCCCACGATTGACTACGACTTCATCCTCGATCTCCTGGAAGCAGACCTCGAGGATGACCGGGGTTTCAATGCTCCTGAGGCCGCGCACGGGACGCAGCTGAAGCCCCATACGGAAGTACCTGAGGGACCGGTTTCATTCGGCGACAAGGACAAGGATTTTCTGCGCAGCCTGGGCATCGTTGGTCGGGCCAAGTCCGCCGGCAGGCATGCGAAGATCGCTGCCCCCGACGTCTTTCGCCTCTCGCGCGAATTCAGTCGCCAGCTCATCGAAGCCGTGGAAGAGTACCACCCCGGCAAGACGCAGGAGCTCGTGCGGCTGACGATGGCTGAAGACGATCCGAACATCTGCCACAGCCACGACTACTGCGACGCCAACATGGTGATGCTGGATGCGTTCAAGGACGTGGTCGGCCGCGATCTCTGCATGCCTTCTGAAGTCGAGGAGGGGACCTGCGACGTCGCAACGCAGGAAGCGGACATGGAGATGGTGAACAGAGCCTGGGACCTCGCGAAGAAGAACCTTTTCTACCTCAAGGACAAAGAGGACATGGCTAACCGTCCTCCTAAACCGCCGAAGTCGTACAGTGACGAGGACAAGGAGACGCTGAAGAGCCGAGGCGTCAAGGGACGCCTTGCGGCGAAAGAATTGAAGGATGTGCCTGTTGCTACAAAGGGACCAACTGCTGACAAAGGCGATACCTTCGAGAACGCGCTTGAGTACCTGGAAGAAAACGCGGAGGAGCTCGAAGGTGGTACCGTTGCCGACGCCATGAAGCTCCTAGAAGGCGGCGAGTACTCACGCGAGGTCATCTCGAAGGTGATCGCGGAAGTGTACGGACCCCTCGCAGAAACGACACTATCTGCGCCTGCGTCTGAGCCCGCCGAAGAGAAGAAAGAAAAGAAGGACGCGGATGAGCCCACTGTTGTAGAGGTTCCCGCTAGAACGCCGGCTGTGAACATTGTCATCAACGTCACCGCCAAAAAGAAGGTGGCCGGCGCCTACAGTGCTGAATGGACCGTGCCGTACAGCAAGGCTCCTGATGAAGCAGCGTTGCAGCGTTGGTGGGCCGAGATGTTGAAACATCCCGATGCGCGTGGGGATAAGCATGGGTACGGAGGCCTTCCGCCTCGCCTCAAGGTCAGCCCCGAGGAAGTGCAAACGCGCAATGAAGCACGCGTACTCGTTAAGGACAAAGCAGAGAAGTGGGATTTTGCCTACGCCGTGAGATGCAAGGAGAAGGAAGCCTGGATCGTTGGAGCCTGGATTCCGGAATGAAGACCGCGGGCGTGTACGTCCTGGAAAACGCGGTCGCAGGGACTGTGTACGCAGGCCCTACGTCAAACCCAGAGCACAGGAAACATGACCATTTCAAGCGTTTACGGCAACAGCAACACTCCAAGAAACTGCAAGCGACGTATGACGTGGACCTGCGCGAATAATGAAGTCCTGACTTCTGATCCCATTAGTCAGGAGGCACTGCTTCCGAACTCTGTTGTCGCTTCCTTCTAGTCACCACACGCCAAGGAGATCTAAATGTCCAGTTTTGCTGATTCCTATCTTTACAGGCAAGGAGCTTCGGCACAAACGAAGACGGTGGTGTCCACGCGCTTCAAGATCTACAGCCACGCCGTGGGTGTGGGCAAGTTCGCGCGTATGGGCGTGACCTCGTCCTTCCAGGTGTCCGAGTCCAAGAACGTGGACGCCATCCGCGGCCTCGGCTACGGCGACCAGATTGCTGAGCTTGTCCCTGGCGTGACCCAGCCGATGTCACTGACCATCGACCGCTACGCTCTCTACCTCGCCAACATGATGCAGATGCTCGGCTACAAGGCTGGCGTCAGCGGTCTCGTGCGGTCGCTCAAGCATCACAAGTGGCCGTTCGACATCAAGACCGAGATCGTGTTCTCGGAACTGGCGTCGGAGGCCAAAGACATCGGACAGGCCACGAAGGCCAACGTCCCTGGCGAGGGTGGTCTCAATAACCTCGGCAACCCTGGCCTCTACGCTGTCGTCACTGTCTACGAAGGATGCTGGATGGAATCGTACTCCACCGGCTACCAGGTCGACCAGGCCGCTGTGACCGAAAACGCCACCGTCGTTGTCTCTGACGTCTTCGACGTCGCTGGCTCCGTCTACGGCGAGTTCATTGACGCTGGTCTCAACAAGGGCGACGTGACTGGCCGTAGCATCCGCTACGCCACTGAGCGCTAACCCTTAAGCCTTTGGAGAACGCAATGGCTTCAGGGCGCGCTTCCACGAAAAGGGCTATGCTCAGTCTCGCGCACCTCGAAGTGCCTGAGCTGAACGAAGCCCTTTCCATGGGTGAAGGCCTAGATTTCATCGGCTTGGTCGAGGCGAAATTCCTAGGCAAGAGTCACAGCGGCAGCATGAGCACGCTCACGACCTTCAACTACGCCGGCATCTTCGGAAAGCACGGAGAGTTCAGCGTCGGCTTTTTCTACGTCTACATCGACGCCGAAGGCGTACTAAAGGGTAACTTCGACGAGGATCAGCCCGATGACATCTACGATGATCTGGGCGCCGCTCGTGCAGCGTTGCGGAACACTCGGATGGCTTCGGCGAAGCAGGCTCTCGACGCAGTGAACGAACAGTTCAATGCTCCCACGCAGGACCCTCGCGCCGACAAAGACTACGTCAATCCGTTCCAGGGTAAGATCCGGTCTGAAGGCAAGGACATCGACCCTGCTATCTACCGCGATCTCCTCGATGCAGCAAAGGACACAGTTGCGCCTGGCGCCAATACGGCGTCGGACAAGACCGCGACTGTCAACAGCGAGGGCGTTCCGTACACCGACGAAAAGATGGCGCCGTACCGCGCTCAGTGGGAAGCGTTCCTCCAGAAGCTGGTCCCGAGGTACCGCGTCTGGGGCGAACCTCAAATTGACACTGCAGAAGGCACCATGACGGTGAACATGAAGGATCACCCGGGCTACGCCTTGAAGGTATGCGCGGAGTGGTTCGGCTACTACGACCGCAACTACAAGTACGATTTCCCCACTGACGATGATCCAGGCATGGCCTCGAACATCTACACGCTCCTTGAGACGGCAGCGGGTCAGACCGTCGACACGCTCGCGCAGTGGGAAGTACACCACCGTCGTGGACGCCTCATGTATCTGCCGACACCTCGCGCCTTCGCCAAAGACGTCGCGATCAGGTTGCAGGACCAGAAATTCGACGAGGGACAGCAACCTCTCCCGTTCAATGCCAGTGCCATGAAAGCTCGCTACATGGCGTACGGCAGAAAAAAAGCCCTTGACAACGATGACGGCGGCATCGAGATCCACACGGATCCGAAGAAGCTCCCGCCCTCCCAATTTCGCAAGCACATCGACAAGGATCTGAAGGAAGAGATTGCCGAGTCGAAGAAGGATGCGTCTTCCCGTTCCATGTATAGAGGATGACGTGCCGATGAAGAGGAAATTTGCTGCCACTCTAGCAGAACCTGTTCTAAAACCAGGGGACTGGGAGCGTCTTCACGGCCATCGCATCGGCAAAGGCATGAGCAAACGAGCCGCGCTAATTCCTGGCGCGAGCACCAAGTACCTGCTCAGTCACTGCACCATCGTGTCGTCTGTGATGGTCGAACCAGACCCGCACGACTACCTCATCAAGCCTGAGTGCTCGCATCTCGTCAACAATAACGACGATGCCTGGACGAACGAGGTTCTTGCGCTGAGTCACAAGACCTTCCGCGGTGGTTTCAACTTCGTCGAGCACTTCCAGAACTCGCAAGCCTCAAAGGGTCACATCCTTGATTCAGTTCTCCGGAAGGTGAACATCGGTGATGCCTGGGTCTACTTCTGCGACATCCTCGTCGCCACCGACTTCCGCCACGAGGAGTTGGTGAATAAGATTCGGCGTGGTGACACCAAGTACCTATCAATGGGATGCGTCACCGACGTAGTGATCTGCAGCTTCTGCGGACAGCGCATTGGCGACTACACTCGGCCATGCTTCCATCTTGCCTACCATAAAGGCCATTTCCTTCCGGATGACGACGGCATTCCACGCCGCGTCGCTGAGCTCTGCGGACATAAGTCACTGCCTGGTGGCGGTGTCCGATTTGTTGAAGCCTCGTGGGTTGAGACCCCGGCATTCCCGGGCGCAGTTAAGCGCTCAATCATCGCCGACGGCTGGGAAGGTCCTGTTGTCCAGTTGAAGCGGTCGAAGGAAGCCGGCATCAAGAAGGCCGCAAGCCAGGAGACTGAACTTTCCACGCGCTCTATTGAGATTGCAGCCTCCAGGGCAGATCTCAACTCTCGTCTCGGGAGGTAAAAACAATGTCAGGACTCTCATCTAAAGGAGGAAGTGCCTTGCCAACCCCTGCTGCTCCCCGTCGTACGCCTGCGACACTCCGTGAGCGCGTTGAACAGCGACGTGCGAGCGAAGGCCCCAAGGCCGCTCCTGCCAGCGATGTTCGCGCTCGTGTTGCGGCTCTCCGTGACCGACTCACTCGCAACGCTGCTCCCGCTGTCAAGGCTCCTGTTGTTTCTGCTCCCGCTCAGCGCCTCACGTCCAGGCAGGTCGCCGCGCTGAAGACCGCTGCGAAAGTACGCGTCGCTTCGGCATGGACCCTTGCGAAGGCGCTGGTCCCTGGCGCTGAGCCAAAGTTCCAGTATCGCCTGGCTTCGTCCCTCCTGGACAACCCCACCAACATCCTGACCGCCGCCCTCCGCAACGCCGCGAAGGCCGCGTACTTCTCTCGTGTCGCCGAGACGCTTGAGATCGAGCACAAGGTCAGCCTCAACGATCTCCTCGAGTCTCCCTCTGTGCTTCAGACCCTGAAGAACGAGCTGGAGAAGGAGCTGAAGGGCGAGGCCAAGACTGCCACTCGCAAGAAGGCTGACGAGGGCGAAGAGAAGCCTGCGAAGGGCGAAGAGAAGCCTGACGAGGGCGAAGAGAAGCCTGCGAAGGGCGAAGAGGGCATGGAAGGCGAAGAGGGCATGGAAGGCGAAGAGGGCATGGAAGGCGAAGAGGGCATGGAAGGCGATCCCGCCGCCGAAGCCGAGGAAGAGCTCACCGTCGACGAGAAGGTCGAGCAGCTGGAAACCCGCGTCGACGCCGTCGAGCAGGAAGTCGCCGAGCTCGAACAGTCCGTACCCGCTGAAGCTGAAGAAGAGATCGACCTCGACAGCATGTTTGGTGGTGAAGAAGGCGAGATGATGCTGGACGAGAAGATGTCCGCGCTGGCCAACGAGGACGAGGGCATGACCGCTTCAGAAGATGGCAGCGATGCTGACTTCTTCGGCCCCTCCAACCTCCGGGCTGGTCTCGAGGGCATGGACGACGTCGACATCTCTGATGCCTCTGACTTCTTCAAGACCACTGTCGCATCCGAGCAGCCTGACCAGCTCGGCCAGCTCATGGGTGGCCGTCCCCGCAGCGCCAAGGATCTGCGTGCGAACGCCGAATCCGTGGTCGAGCCCGGTGACATCGTCGACCACTTCGAATCTGACTTCGCCGGTGATGAGCGCGATGCCGACACTGACCACGAAGATGACATCTTTGCTGAAGTGATCTCCGGCATCAACGAGCCTGAGTTCAAGCAGGAACACAACACCGCGCCGGCCTTCGAGCTGCCCAAGAGTGCTGTCGCGATCAAGGACAGCCGCAACGCCCAGGCCAAGGCTAAGGCCGCGGCGGGTGCAGTGAAGACCGTGTCCCGCGGTATGCAGAAGAAGTCCAGCGTGGTCAAGAGCGTGGGTAATCCCGCTCCTGCCCGTACGCAGGCCGACGAACGCCGCCGCATCGCCTCCTTGGTCTTCAAGGACGAGGATGAATACTAGTTCAGCGCGCTACTAAGCGCGTGCAGAAAGGGCGAGGTTTTCCTCGCCCTTTTCTTTTTGATTCCAACCCCTATTTTGTACGCGCGTTCTATGTAGAGCTTGTCACCGCGACCGCTCGGAACGATGCAAAAGATGTTCACCCAAGTGGAGGCTCAAGTGAATCTTGAGTTTGAATACTACGGGCAGAACGACGGCACCACGACCCCCGACGTCCCCCTCACCGGTGACCCGGCCGTCGACCAGCCCGTTCTGACCGCCGCCGGGTACCTCAGCGGCCGCATCATGGCGCTGGCCTTCTCCGCGACTGCTGGTCGTGGCACGGTCATCGTCCCCTGCGACGGCGCTACCCATGTACCCTACGGCACCCTCATCAACGGTCCCGGCAACTACGCCGAGTCCATCGGACCCTCCGGCTCCAAGAAGGCGCCTGTCGTCCGCGCCATGCCCAAGTTCAAGGTTCCCGCCCAGTCCTTCGTGGCCACCCCCACCAAGGCCTACAAGGTCGGTGACCCCTTGTACTGCGGCACCGGCGCGAGCGTCGGCCTCTGGACCGCGGACGCCAACGGCCCGCAGACTGGCATCTGCACTCATGTACCGAGCGCTGCTGAGCCCTGGCTCGGCGTCGCCCAGTCCTTCTAAGCGGAAAGGAGAAACAGACCATGCGTACCCTTTCTCGTACCCAGCAGCAGATGCAGCAGCTCGGTCAGCTCCTCAAGAGCGCGGCTGGCCGTCAGAAGCTCGCCGGCGCCCTCGGACCCAGCCTCCGTCGTCGCCGTGACTACCTCTCCATCGCCCGCAAGGCCCTGATGGTCGAAACCCTGCCGGACGGCGCCCTGCCGATCTACGACAAGGAATTCGACGAGACCGGCCGCTCCTTCATCGAAGCCTTCGTGGTCGGTGAAGAAGGTGGCGACGTGGTCAAGGTCATCAAGCCCAAGCGCGTGACCGTGCCCACGTTCGACATCACCAGCCAGCCGATGATCCCCATCACCCAGATCAAGGAACGCCGCTTCGACGTCGTCGAGCGCACCCTGAATCTGGCCAAGGCTGAAGTCGGTGCTTCCGAGGACGCCTACGTCTTCGGCGTGTTCGACGCCATTGGTGACGCCGCCGCTGGCAAGCCCGTGGATGACGTGATCTACAACGTCGACTACCTGATCGGGTCCAAGATCACCCCCGATCCCCTCGCTGACTGCTTCGGCCAGATCGAGCGTCATGACCTCTCCTGCGCGTACGTGTTCCTGAATCCCCGGGATTACACGGACATCCGCAAGTGGACCGACGCGAACGTCGACCGTGAGACCGAGCGCAAGTTGCTCAAGACCGGCGTCATGGGCTACCTGTGGGGTTCCACCCTCCTGCAGTCCAGGAAGGTCGCCCTCGGCACTCTCTACGTCCTTGCGGATGCTGAGTTCCTGGGCGTCATCCCCGAGCGCATCCCCCTGACCGTGATGTCGGCCGACCGGCCTGACCTCCGCCAGATCGGCTTCTCGATCTTCGAGAACCTTGGCGTGCTCGTGTTCAACCCCTCGGGCATCCAGCGGGGCAAGATCAGCCGGTAAGCGCAAGCTGACTGTCTGCAAGTGAAGAGCCTCGCTTCGGTGAGGCTCTTCTAGTATCTGGGGAATGTCGGGAACACTGACTTTCAGCTTCTTCCTCTGGAGGACCTCTCAATGCAGAAGTCGTATGTCGTGAAATTGACCGTGTTCTTCTCCGACGTGGACATCTATGTCCGCGAAGGGGACGTGTGCGTTCACACACCCACCGAAAACAAGCTCACGATCTACCGTGGTGGTGAGATCCTGAAGACGTGCGTGCGCACCACCGACTCCATCGAGTCGATGGTGAAGCTCGGCTGGATCAAGCATCACCAGCCAGCCGCTGAGGAAGCGCCTGCACCCGTCGTCGTGGAGTCCGCACACGTGAAGGTCAACGAGCCCCAGTCTGATCCGAAGGTCGCTGGCGAAGCGCCTGAGCCCAAGACCGACGAGTCCAAGACCGACGAGTCCAAGACCGACGAGTCTAAGACTGAAGGCGAAGAGGACGAGAGCGAGGACGACGCGAAGAGCGACGAGTCTGCGAACGCCGAGTCCAACGACGAGTCTGCGAACGCCGAGTCCAACGACGAGTCTGCGAACGCCGAGTCCAACGACGAGTCTGCGAACGCCGAGTCCAACGACGAGAAGGTCGAAGCCCCCGTGAAGAAGACGAAGAAGGCCAAGACCACCAAGTAAGGAGTACGTCGTGGCGGACCTATGGGCACGGACGTCGTGGCGGCGTCTGCGAGGGCGGACTACTAAAGTTGCATTCTCCATTACGGAGCTCGTGCAACTGACGTCCGACTTCTCAACGAAGTACGCGCCAGGATGCACTGCCTACACGATCAGGACTGACCCCTCTACGTTCCTGTTGGTCTACCAAGTCAAGTGCAAGAAGAAGGACAGCAAGGGCAGGATGGTTTCGAACCCGAACGGCCATACCGTCCGGATCAAGTTCGATCCCTCGAAAATTGAGGACAGCTCCACCGTCGACAACCTCGATGTGAAGGTCAGCTGCTCTTGCCCCGCTTTCCTGTATTGGGGCGCGCAGTGGAATCTGGGCGAAGGTGACGCCCTCTACAACAAGAAGAACCCCAGGCCCCTGTACCAAGCTCCCACGGATCCCCAGCGGTTCCAGAACATCATCTGCAAGCACATCAAGACCGTTGCAGACAAGCTCGGGCCTCTGGTCGAGAAGATCATAAATCGGTACCGTGATGCCGCGGCGAAGCAGAAACATGAAGAGGATCTGCGGCAGATCGAGACTGAAAAGATCGTTCAGCAGCAGGAGACTGATGAGGCTGAGAAGAAGGAGCCGGCGACGCAGTCTGGACCAGTGAAGGAGAAGACAAAACCGAAGAAAGAGAAGCCCAAGGCTCCGAAGAAGGAACCTGCACCGGCGTCCCCTGCGGTCAAGCGCGTCTCCCCTTCGAGGCCTGCGCCGAAGTCAGTTGGGCCCACGCCCGCGCCTGAACCTGAGGAAGCGGAAGTCCCCGCAGAAGAAGCGCCAACGCCAACGCCAACGCCAACGCCGGAACCGGAACCTAAACAGCCGAAGCAAGAACCTGAGGCCGCGCCGGAAAAGCAAACTCCGGTTAAGGAGGTCATTAAAAAGAAGGAGCCGGAGGAGCCGAACGTCACCACGTTCTTTGATGACGATGATGACGAGATCATCAAGATCAATCGGTTGCTGAAAGCGCTGCCTCTCGCGTTACGGGAGTAATAATGTCAGCGCAGCTTACATACAACATGATGACCACCAGGGGTACATCCGGGTGGGAGGGAGGCGGGTCTTCTTTTTGGGGTGTTACCCCAACTAACAGCAATAGTCCTGCACTGTCTCCGGGCATAACTGGTACTTTTGCAGGTGTGTCGGGCACGTGGACCGTTACGTCTTTTGACGCTGAGCATGGCGTTGTAAGTTTAAGCCCGGCCATAAACTTAGATGCTTTTCCGTTAACGCTGCAGCAGGCGTGGCCGTGGGCGGGGCCGGGCTGCGGAACTTATGCGTTGCCGCTATTTACGGCTACCTTTACGGCAGTTCCAACAATTACGAATTTTGTAGTATCTCCTTTGTCTTTGGATGCCGGTGCAACGGTTACTATTGACATCGGCTACGAGTATGCCGGTAATAACGCCATCAATGCTGGCACGGGCGCTTGGTATTTGCATTGGATTCCTACGTCTGCGGATTCATGGTGTATTCGCTTTCCGCTTCGTGTACAGCAGAAAGCGGGTGTGTACACTTACGGAGATGTTTCTAACGCAACCCCGCTGTCGACAGCGGGGTCTGTGTTCCATGGTTACAATATGCCGTACGGCGGGAAACCGTATATCGACTACGGCGTAAATAAGCTGTGCGGGTATCTAGCAGACGTACAAAATATGTCTGGTATAAGCGCTGCTGTTAGATACGTTAATCTTCCTTCAGTATTGTATTCTTCAGAAATGTATCTTGATTACATAGAGGTTTGGGGAACTGGTAAAGGTACATTTGATTTTACGCTTACCGCGCGTGATACGGTCGCTTCAGACGCCTCGCCTTATCGCGTAATGATCGCAGTTGGGACTGGTACAGATTCTCAAGGATTTTTCCCAGCGCATAGTGCGTCTTCCAACATTCCAGATGTGTCACTGCGGGCTTACCCAGCAGGCGGCGGCGCTTCGTACTCGATCGCAGATGCTACACCCGAAGTCTTGGCGACGGGGCGTACAAGATTTTACGATAACCCAACAACCTCAACGACATATACACTCGTTGTGGGTGCCGGTATCTATGGCCCATTCCCGCCGGCGAGTCAGAGCATCTCTGTTGAAGTCTCTGCTATTACGGTAGCGCCTCCTTATACGTCTAACGGTCAAACTACAGTTACAGCCGGTTATCAACTTCAGTGGTATCACGGTGCCATAACTGGTGTAACAGATTCTCATGTCTATTGGTCTACAAACGGTGGAACGCTAAGTAGCAGCTACTCAGCAGACCCGTATGTGTATCTCACAGCTGGACAACAGCCTGGTACATACACAATTTGGAATTACGCGCCTGTCAACTATCCCCAAGGCGCGAAGGCGTCAGCCACGTACACGGTCATTCCTGCGCCATCCATCCAGGCGTTCTACGTCGACGCGTCGACCATCACGGCTGGCCACGCTATCACTACACACTACACATACCAGGATGGCAGTGGCCGCCTCACGTATCCGGACAGCAACGGCAACTCCATCACTTCCGCGACGAGCGGCAACACCTTCACCACCGACCCCATCAATCAGGTAGGTTCCTACAGCATCACGCTGACGGTTCAGAACGCGCTCAATCAGGGCACGGCAAGCCGGAACCTCACCGTCACGGTCGTGGCTCCGCCTGTCATCGGAAGCTTCACAGCCTCTCCGAATTCGCCCCTCTACGGCGACTCCGTGACCTTGCACCCCGTGTTCTCATCGGGCGTCGGCGTCATCAGCGGTATCGGACAGGTCGTCAGCGGTGGCGGGTACGCAGTGCCAAACCTGACAACGTACACGACCTTCACTCTCACAGTCACGAACGCCGCCGGCGACTCCGTCTCAGCTACGCTCGGCGTCAACCCTCAAACGCCCGCGGTCTCAAACATCACGCCTGCGAATCCGTCTGATCTCTACGGCACCGCGCTTGATTTCGATGCCGTCGTCACGGGTGCTGTCAACACCGCCGTTCAGTGGTCAGTCGACAACGTCGTAGGCGGCAATAGCACCGTTGGTACCATCTCAGCGTCTGGTCTCTACACGGCCCCGTCAGCGGCTGGCTCGCACACCATCAAGGCCGCAGCTGCTGCGCTCACGAGCGTCTTCAAAACGACAACCGTGACGGTGATTCCCCCCGCTTCCGCGCAGCTGACGGTGAACAACAGCAATCCCCTCTACGGCGCCAACGTCACCCTCACACCAACGTACGCCAACGGCACCGCGGTGCTCGGTACGTACCAGGGCGGCAACGACATCTCCGGCAGCCTCGTCTCCGGACAAGGCATCTCAGCCGGACCTGTCACGACCGTGATGACGTACTGGCTCCGTGTCACGGGTCCTCTAGGGGACATTCACGACGCGTCTGTGCCTGTGAACCCAAAGAACGTGACGATGCTGCCTCTGACGCCGGCGGGGATCACTCGATCCATCTCGACGCAGACCCAGTTCGCCACCGCTGTTTCCAACGCTGTGAACACCGGCATCAACTGGTCCTGCTCCGCTGGTTCTATCGACGCCAACGGCCTCTGGACGGCGCCTGCTGCTCCGAATGCAAACGTCACCATCACGGCGACGTCGAAAGCGAATGGCAGCGTCAGCGTCTCTACGACAGCAAACGTAGTGCCGCTCGTAGCGGTGACAACCTTCGACGCCACGCCTTCAACGATTCCTTACGGTGGTACCTCCAGCATCCACCTTGTGTTCCAGAACGCAGTCTCCGCGCATCTGAGCGGTGGGACACTGTCACAGGACGTGACGACGGGCCAGTACATCACCACGCCCGCTCTCAAGACAACCACCGTCTACACCTTCACCGGCACCAATGTCGCCAACGATACCATCACGCAGACGCTCACTGTGACCGTCCAGCCCGTGGTTTTGTCGCCCATCACCACCATCACGCCCTACGTGGTCGCGGGCCGTCCCATTGCCTTCACGGCCACTGTGACGCAGGCGGTGGACACCAACGTTGTCTGGTATGCTGTTGGACCTGGCGGGTATGGGACCTGGAATGGCAACACCTGGACCGCGGCCTCTGTTATTGGTGACTACACCATCACAGCTATTGCCGAGGCTGACGGCGTCACCACCAGGACCTTCGTTGTTCACGTGGTTGCGGCGCCGACATTGATGCCTCCGACCATGAACGTGCTGTACGGGCAGGTGGTGCAGCTGACGCCGTCCTTCACCGGCTCTGGTACCGTCGACCACGGCATCGGCGCGGTCACGTCCGGCACCTCCTTCAACACCGCTCCCATCACTGCCAAGACCACGTACACGCTCACAGCCACGCTCGGCGCTGATGTCCTGTACCCTACGTCTGTCATCACACCCGCTACAGTCACTGTGGCACCGTTGACACCACTGAGCCCGTACATCACCGTCGGCCACCAGAAGCAGTTCAGTTCCTCGGTCACGGGTGCGGTCAACACCAACATCACCTGGTCTGTAGACGGGATCGTTGGCGGCAACGCCTCCGTTGGCACCATCTCCTCAACGGGTCTTTACACCGCTCCTGCGGTACAGGGTCCCCACGAGATTGAGGCGACTGCTACCTGCGATGGCATCACGAAACAGGTCGCGACGATTTATGTGGTTCCGGAGCCTGTTGCTACGTCCTTGAACGTGAGCACTGACAATCCCCTCTACGGCGACGTCGTGATGGTGAGTGCTTACTACTCTGGCGCGTACGCATACATCGGAACCTCGCAGGGTGCATCTGACATCACTGAGACGGCGCACTCATCCGTGGAGGATGGGCTTGACCACTCTGTCGCTCACGCGTCTGCGGCGATCAAGATTCCTACGCGTATCTGGCTTCGTGTCTTCGATGAGGCTGGCGATTTCGTCGACACCTCCGTCCTCGTGACGCCGCAGACGGTGACACTGAGCCCGATCCAACCGACCGCCGCCAAGATCTCCGTGGGCTATCAAGCTACGTTCGTCTCCTACGTTGGTGGTGCCCTTGACACCTCCATCACCTGGACTGCCACCGGCGGCGTCTTCAACGGAGCCACGTGGCAGAGCCCTTCTAGCCCCGGCGACTACACCATCACAGCTACGGCTGTTGACGGTAAGGCAGTGGCAACGGTCATTGCTACGGTAGTTCCACTTCCAGTGGCTGATCGCATTGACGCGGGGTTGAACCCCTGTCTCTATGGTGGCACCACCACCATCACTCCCTTCTTCGCGTATGGTGTCGGCACCATCGACAACGGTGTCGGTCGTGTCACATCCGGACACTCTATTCCGATTGCAGCGGTGTTCGAACCACGAACGTACACCCTCACGGTCATGAACGTGGCGGGACAGATCGCACAGGCCAAATTGACGGTGAACCCACAACCCGTCGTGGTCTCGCAGATCATGCCCTTCGAGCCCACACGCATGGCCAGGTCCACGACTCGCTTCTCAGCGAGTGTCTCAGGAGCTGTCGACAACTCCATCACCTGGAGCGCCAGTGCCGGTTCCATCGACGTCACGGGCAAGTGGACGGCGCCTGACATCGCTGGTACTGCTGAAATCTTCGCGACATCTAACGCGAACCCCAACTGCTTTGCCTCAACTACTGTGACGGTGATACCGGCAACAGTCGTGAGCCTCCAGACGAATGCTCTATACCCTAATCGCTTGGAGATGTACGTCAACGACTTCCAAGGTCCGCTGGTGTCTGACACTCTCGGATCGTTTGATCCACGCAGAGATCTGGACATCTACAACGCCGGCACCCTCGTGACGCCTCGTGCTTTTACTTTCGACGAGCCCAACAATCGGTACCTCATCTACTTCAAGGACGCGCTGAGCTACGACGCCCTCGTGCAGGCGATCCACCACATTCCATCTTCTCCCTTCCACGGCATCAACGCCACGGAACAGAACCCGCAGAACGTGCCCGGCTTCGCGCTAGTTGCTGTTCGTGTGGATCAGATCGACGGCGACAACGACGTCATCGTGAAGGCGTTCTATCACGTGCCGGAGGGCAAGGTTCCTGCGAACGTGCCGGTGCTGCTGCTCTGGGAAGTTGACAACGCCGCCTACGTCATCATCGACGGGCCCGGCATCAGCACTGGTCAGCAGCCTGCAAATGGTGAATACGAAATTGCAGGTGTTTCTGCGCTGACCACGCTGACACTACACGCGTACAACAGCCAAGACCAGATCGTTGGCACGGGATCAGACACTATCCTCGTTTAGAGGTGCAACATGACCGAGACAGCGCCCGCTCTAGTTCCAGTACAGCCCGCTGAGAAGCAGGGGGAATCAGAGCACTCTGACCACTTCAACGTCTGCCCCAAGTGCGCATTTCCGAAATCTGAAACGCGTCCTTGTCTCTGTGACTTCAGCTAGTACTGATTCAGAACTTTTCAGCTCTCCTACAGACAGGCTCAATCCTTTTCAAGGAGCACCTTCGATGGCCAAGATTGCCAACCCCGACCGCACTGCCATGAACCGCCTCTACGCCAAGGAAATGGCGCGTGGTGGCGTGAAGTTCGCCGCTGTTCTGACCAAGGGCGAGAACGGCTCCGTGACTCCTGATGGCGCCTTCAAGGACCACGAGGAGTACCTGAGCACCCTCGAGCAGGTCATGAAGGAAGACAAGAAGGTCGCGTTCGATCCCAACGACCCGATCATGGACTAAGACGCCAGAAGGCGCCTGTCCACCGTCGATCGAAGCCCCATGTATTGGCTCCAACCGTGGGGCAAGTACATGGGGCTTTCGTAGTTTGCTGCAAGGGATTTTTTCGATGAAGCCAAAATTCGCCGCCACTCTCACCGAGATTCTCCGTCCTGGAAAGGTCGTGCATGGTCTCACGGCGTCGCCCATGAAGATCGCGGCAGTGAACGTCGTAGGCTTCGACGTCGCGGTGGTAGGCATGAGCGAGGGGAAGGAGGCTGTGCACAAGTTCCGCGCCACGTCCTCGCTTGTACATCGTCTCGCCTTCGAGAACCATCGCGGGATCCAGCGCCTGGCTTCCATCGTCCTGATCGCGGGCGATGGCAAGTTCGGCATGTACGTGAACGAGAGCATTCGTGCCCACGGCCTCCCCACGGACCCGAAGATGAATTGGGACGCGTACATCAACGCCGTTTACCGTAATGTCGCAGGCGCGAATCCGGACATGCGTGAGGACGCGATCTACTACGTCATCGTCACGAACCTCTACAACCGCGACTACCTCGCACGCTTCAACCCCGCGCAATCGCCGCTACCAGCTGACGCTCCCCTCGAAGAGAAAGTGACGGCGTTCCTAAAGCAGATGTTCCGGATGCGCGTGTCTGAGGCCGTCGAATACTGCCAGAGCCAGTTCGTGATGGATCGGAATCAAGCTGAGAAGTACGATGTCACGCCTGGTGGCTACTCCCTCGACAGCGGCAATGAAGGTGACACCGACTACAGCCAGCACCACACCCTCGTGAACGACAACGCCCATACCGATCAAGAGATCGCGATGGAGCTCCGTGAGTTCCGTACAAAGTTCCAGCAGTGGCTGAGCAAGAAGAAGGGACCGACCGAAGCTGAGCTCATGCTCAAACTCTTTGATGCCTCCCTCTCCATCGGCGATCGTGACTTCTCGGAACTGCAGAAGCGGTGGGAAGTTATTGCGCCCGGCAAGTCCGTCTCATACATGTCCAAACTCCTCCGGCAGCTCGGTGAACTGCTCGAGGATTTCGCGGCCACTGGCCAAGTCCCTGGCTTCGAGCAACTCATCAAACGCCAGAAGCAGCGGACTCAGAAGGCTTCTGCAGAGGTCGGCAACGACAACGCGGAAGTGCATGTCCCTGGCTACGGCGTCATGAGTCTCGGCTCCGTGAAGCGCAAGATACAGGACTACGCCCGCGCGATCGCCAACGAGGCCGCGAAGAACAACTACACCGGCATCGCTCACTACGCCTACGGAAACGGCGTCCTGAAGGCGATGATCGAGACTGTCCAGGCTGCCGAGAAGAATTAAACTCCCGAACCTTTTGTGTCGATGTATATTGACGAGTAAGTCGTATACGTAGCCGAGAGAAGAGTTCGGGATCTAATCTTCCGGTGACGCGAGGATTCATGCGTGTAGCTGCTACGGCCACAAGTGCGAAACTGCCCTGTGTCGGAATATGCAGTACCGAACGTAGAAAGATCCAGGAATGCGCCGGGGATTCGTTCCCGACTTGTGTATCTTGTTTCATGAAGAACATGGGTGCAGCGTCTTCTAAGCGCTACTCCAATCCGAAGGCCCGTGAGGAGCATGCAGAACGCATGAAACTTTGGTGGGCAGAACGTAAAAATTCAATCCACTAACGGAGGGGTTATGGCGGAGAACAGCGCTTATTTTGAAGCCATCACCGCAGCACGCGCAATGCTACTCGATGACCCACAGGGGCTTGACCACACACTTTCGCTTGAGACCCAAGCGGAGATGATGCGAGAGCACGTGGGTGACTACATGAAGGACAATTTCCCATCCTTCGTGAAGTTCCTTCGACTCCTTCCAAGCGAGGACCAGGAGTTGCTTCTCAGCTACTACATGCTAGGGAAGCCCCAGTGGTGTCTCGCAAAGCTGTACCGCTCGACGCAAACTGTGTGCTCGGTGAAACTGCGCATGGCTGTGAAGAAGCTGGGGACCATCGCGATTTTCCACGGCCACCCCACCGTTGACACCATGACACCAGTCCTTGAGAAAGCCGGCATCAACAAGCTCATCGAAAGGGCACCGCTGGTCACGACTGCCACCCTCATCGTTGAGTACCGCGCCTCCAGGTCCTTCGCGCTCGTCGCCAAGAAGTTGGGTGTGATGAGGCCGCAAGTTCGCAGGGCTCTTTCCACAGCAGCGAAAACACTCCTAGCGTCCAGCGCCGACGAAGAAGTCGCGTTGGGCGCTTACGTTTTTGGCCTCATTGACAAGGCCTCGAGTAGTGGCCAAGGGTACAGCCAGCGAAAACTCGACAAGCACACGCACGTCTATCGCCAGGATCCGTCACTCCTCGGGTCGTTTAGGATCCCGGTGATGCACCCAGAATTCGAACATGTGCTGACGTCCCGCGCGTGCTTCTGAACCACGATCATCTTCTATGGCGTGATGCAAGTAGCGTCAGGCCTGAATCAGTCCCCACTAGTGCAGAAGAACACGTACCCTCCAGGCACTACCGAAGACAGAGCCTGAAAGAGGAAATCGTCTTTCCGCTTCCTATGTGAGGAACGGCCTATGTCGCTGCGTACACCCACTCACTACCTTGGTCAGAAAGAAAGCTCCTTCGCGAAGGAGGTCGCGCTCCTTCTGGCCGGCGTGAAATCAGAAGCTCAGGTGAATCCGAAGATCGCGTCACGTCTGAGCAAGATGGGATTTCGGCACCTGGCCGGAAACGTGTTCGAGCTCCCATCAAAGAATGAGTTGTGGGAAGTGCGAGGCGGTTCCATCGTGAAGCTGACTGGCTCTGAGATCGACGCCGGCGAGACGCTGGTCTCGGCAGATTCGGAGAACCCCGAGTCCTCTCTTCAGAACTTCCTCTACGATCTGACGTTCTGAGGTTCACATGCCCAAGAAGATCTACGCATCCGTCATCGACAGCATCCTCGACGACATTGCTCCGAACGAAGCGCAGCTTCAGAAGGGCATTGACGTCAAGGACCTGAGCGAGGGCTACATCGACAAGGCCTTCCTGAAGGAGATTGCTGGCGACAGCGAACACACGTCCATCCCAGGTGGAAACGGCATGACGGCATCCGTGCAGGAAGACTGGGCAGGTCGGAGCCAGAAGGTGTTGGCGAAGGCTGACGGCCTCCTCCACAGCATCGGTGCTCCTGACGACGCGTTCTCAGTCACCGACGCGAAGGTTCGTGAGTCCATCCGTCGCGCACTCAACAGCGGCATCTCCCCTCTGAAGGTCACAGCGATGCTGAATAAGCTCGCGGAGCAAGCGGTCTTCAATCGGACTTATGCCGATGACTTCCTCAAGTCCCAGTCCGGTCTTCTCGGTCTCGCCTACATCGAGCCTAACCACTTCATGGGTTCCTGCGACAAGACCTTCAACAAGCTCAAGAGCGCTGGCCGGAAAGTCACCGCCCTGGCTGTGAAGGCTTGCGACGCCTGCGTCGGCTGCACCCACTGCAAGACCGCTTCCGAAGGCCTGAAGCGTTGCGCCCTCTACGGCAAGCCCATCGTCGAGACGGCCTCTGATGTACGGAACCTCCTGAAGGAGAAGAAGTACGGGACCAAGAAGGCTGCGCTGGTCGCGCGTCACAACGGGATGCAGGCGCCGGAGTTGAAGCAGGCTCCTGAGCGCACTCTCATTGCGACCACCACTCGTACCGCCGGCGACAAGAACATTGTCGAGTCCAAGACGTTCACCGCCAAGGATGTGGAGAAGCAGCTCGGTAATGGTGCCGATCTCCAGCACATCTACCACGGCGCCCGGGGCCAGTTCGGATCCATGGTCGCTTCTGCGGCCGTGAAGAAGTTCATCGCCTCCCTCAAGGGTTCGAACGCGAAGATCGCGCTGCGGCAACTCGACTGCGCACTCCTCAAGCGTCGGCTCGCAGCCACCGAGACCATCATCGGCGAGAGCAAGTGCGCCTCCTGTGCCATGCGCCAGGGCATGCACTGCGGCTTCACCGGCGGTACGATTCTGTCGTTCCCCGGCATGGAGAAGGTCAGCTCCAGAAACAAGATCGCTTCCTCCGGCCCCGAGGTCGATGGCACCGCGGTCCTGGACGAATACGATCTCACACGCCGAGCTTCTGTCGTGATCGCTGACACGAAGCCGCTTGATCGGTTGGATGTGGAGATGCCGGCCACTTTCGGCCTGAATGTGGAGTAATGCATGACCGTTCGATCTCAGGACTTCATCCCGGAGGATGATCGCGTTGTCCCTGCGGACAGCGTCGCTACTCCGCCTCCGGTTGAAGGTATTCCGGTGATAGTGAAACCGGTGAAGGCCGTCGGCATGACCCTCATCAAAAACATGATTGAGGAACAGAGCACGGACATTTCCTTCATCACGAAGCTGATCGCCCTTGAGCTCGCATGCGCCACCGAGGAACTTCAGAATCTGAAGGACGACGACACTCTGAAGTACAGTCCCCAGTCAATGAACCTGAAGATGCGGCCCATCACGGAGCGGATCAAGGCCCTCCGCGAACTGGCTCGTACCCTCACTGAATCCGACGCTCTCTCGAAGCGCGACATCCTTAACTTCGACGGCCCCAAGTTCCAGTACGCTGTCCGGGCTCTCATCGGCTTCTTCAGCGATGCCATCGTCCAGGCCGGCTACGACCAGAGCGCCCGCAACGCCATTCTCAAGTCCTTCCGTACAATCAGCGGCCAGCGTGAAGAGGCACTACGCCGCGACATCGAACGTCTGGATGGTTCCGCAATCGCAACCCAAACCCCCAAGAGTGAGGATTAAGATGCCTGCACAAGTCATGCGTACCTTCTCCATCCAGGCCGTGCCTGATGCGATCCTTAACGCCGTCGTTTCCGCGGTGGAGGATGGCGTCAAGAAGGCGAAGAAGAGCGGCGGCGTCCAGCGCCTGGAGCTGACGAAGAAGGGCTACCGCCAGGACCTGGTGTTCGGCGAGCTCTTCGTCATCCCGCCCAGTGTCTGTGGCAGCGCCAAGGACTTTCCTTCCATCCTGCTGAAATCCTCGCTCGTCCATGGCCTCAGCGCCGAGGAAGCGGTGGAGTTCAAGTTCGCGACACAGGACGGGAACGCGAAGCTCCATGCTGAAGTGCTCAAGCGCGCGAAGAACCTGTTCAAGAACAAGGAGGGCAAGGACACCTGCCTCCTCGCCTTCGCTCCCACCTGGGGTCACTACAGCAGTTTCCGCACGTTCCCGTATGAGCCTGAGACTGTGACAGCGGTGCTGCAGAATCTTGTGTTCGCGGCGCCTGTGAATCCTGCTCTCAGCAGCGTCTTCGATCAGATCAAGGCCCGTGATGAGGACTTCCCTCTCAAGGTCGTGAATGTCCCTCACGAGCAGCATGTCTTCAACTTCGCTTCTGAGAATGTGGACCAGCCGGATCTGAACAAGGGCGATGATGAAGGCAAGACAAAGAAGGCCTCGATGGTTCGCTCCAAGCTTCGCCTTACGGCTGCCTCTGCAGAGGACGCCAAGGCCGATCTCATCTCGAAGGACGAACGTGCTGTTCTCGATGCGCTAGACGCATCTATCGCGAAGGGTGTGAAAGGCACGACGCCACTGAAGGAGACAAAGCGTTCATCTGATCGTTCCCAGGCGAAGATGGCTTCGAGTTCCGACACCTTCTACGAGGCTGACAAGCAGGTCGACGTCCCTGGTTTCGGCAAGCTCCAGGTTTACATCAGGCTTTGGTATGACACCCCCAGTGAGTGTGGTGGTGCTATCTACCTCGACTGTGCACCTCTCGCCAATGGTGGTCCTCAGGACTTCGACTACTTCGTCGAAATCCCCAACACCAACAAGAGCAAGGTCATTCGCGGTGGCAATATCCGCGACTACGGCTGGGATGAGATCTCCGACCTCCTCGGTATGGAGAATCTCCTCGCGAAGGTACCGGACCAGGTGCCTGTTGAGACCATTGCAGGCTGGTACAAGGATCAAACGGGTGGCGAGCTTCTGAATTCGCTTCAGAAGCCCCTGGGTCTTGAAGCTTCGTTGGTCGCTGCACTTCTTCACGTCGCAGGCGATGGGAAGCGATACCAGGACAACGAACAGGAAATCAAGGCCATGTCCTACCTCGAGAGGAACGGATTCACTGAGACGCAAGCCGAAGATGCGGTGGCCGGATATGGTGCTGCTAACATCCTGCGCGGAACCGTGAAACTGCAGAAGTTGCAGGAGGAGTACAACGTCAACCAGAAGGCTGTCGACAACATCGACAAAGAAGCAGCACTTCCGGGTGAAACGAATCCCAACACCGGTCGCGCCGTGCCTCAGCCTGTTCAGAACCCCACGGCCCCGTCGAACACGCCTCCGACTCCTCCCACTCCTTCAAAGCCTGGCCAGCAACCTCAGGCTCCGCAGGTTCCTCAGCAGGGCCAGCAGAAGCCCGGCGTCATTCCTGCGGAAGAGGAGAAGACATCGTCTGCAAAGGTTGCTGGCAACCGTGTCTTCATCGGTCGCTGGACTGGAAACCTCCGCGACGCCATTCGTCTCATCTATGTCCACTGGGCGCCGAAGTACAGTACCCTTGTCAGGAGCTACGGCAACGACGCCGCTGCGAAGGCTCTCATCGACCTCGGTGACCTCAGCGAGGTCGGCGCGACGCTCGAGGAATCTCAGGCCCAGAGCTATCGCGCGAAGGGCGAACACGTCCCGTACCGCAGCTGCAGGCCCACGCTCGACCACAAGTTCGGCATCAACTCCATGGGCGAGCCGATCCTGGCCGTGTGGGTGACGTCTGAGAACAAGTGGATGACGAAGCCGGAGCTCGAGATGTTCATCGAGGATGGCGGCGCCGAAGCAAAGGCGGACGCAGTTGTGTACCATGAAGCCTCTATGCCTCTCTCCAGCGTCGCCGCGACTGGGGAAGAGAAGTTCGCAGCGCGCAAGTTCAAGGACTACGACTCCTTCGTTGACGGCGACGGCTTCTGCGTGGACCTCGGTTCTGCCTTCGATCTCTGGATGAGTGAGCCTCAGAAGAAGAAAATGTGGACCCTCTACCAGAGCGGACACAAGTTCATCTCCAAGGTCTTCGACTTCGACGGCGACAAGGATGACTTCTGGGCGAAGGTCGACGCGTGGAAGAAGCGCATGGCCATGAAGGGCTACGAGGACTTCGACGACGAAGATACCGGGGACCAGCACGAGTTCATCCTCGTGAGCACGGCCGGCAAGCAAGCTTCTGGGGTCAGCAAGCGAGCCTCTGAGCACGACGACGAAGAATTCGACGACGAAGAGTTCGATGACGAAGAATTCGATGACGAAGAGTTCGACGATGAAGCTCCGCGGAAGCCGTTGTACTTCCGTGTAACGAACTACGGAAGCACCGCCGTCATCAAGCTCCAGCTCGAAGATGGTCGCTGGCGCGAGAGCCTGTACAGCGCAGAGGAGGGTGATCCCTCGAACCTGCAAATCGGTAACAGCACCTACATGAGCTACCTCACGCCGCAGGATCTACTGTCGTGGCTCAAGCGCGATTATCAGCGGGTAGAGATGCTGGATGGAGCTCCTCCCAAGCGCCGTCGCTAAGGAGCCACCATGAACAAAGACTTCGGCATTCCGGCTGGCCTTTCTCATGAAGGCAGTGCAGCGGCTACCATCATCCAGCGTTGGGCCCGAAAAGCCGCCATGACGCCCGAAGACGACATCAAAATCGTGGAACTGTTCCCCAAGAATCCTACCGAAGGTTTCTATCGCATGGTCTTCGACGCCTTGAACATCGACGACCAGGGCCTCGAGGGTGAAGCGCTGGCGCAGGGTGCAGTTGACGCAGTCGTGGGTTGCAAGAACGAAGAGGACCTAGACGTGCTCGTCACAATCCTGAAGGAGATCAACTCCCACGGCGACATCAATAAGAATCCTACCTGGAGTCAGGACGCGTACACGCTCGAGGGCGACAAGCGCTCCGCCGATGAAGGTGCTGAGTTCGAGTACGATGTCGCTGTTGAAGTCAATGGTCCCAAAGCAGGCAATGACTGGGCGACGAAGAACAAGGCGATGGCAGAGGCGATGCAGGAGTTGCGCCAGATCTCCGGTCAAGCCCACGCGTCTTTCAGCGTTGTGGAGATGAAGTACGACGGCACCGAGAAAGACTTCTCTGAAGGTACCGCCTTCTATACCGCCTTCTTCAAGATCAAATTCCGTACGACGCCTGACACCATCGCGAAGCTCATCGAGAATAGCGATGGCGAGATCAAGCGTGCTTCAGGTAGTCCTGACTTCGGTGAGGATCTGAAGACAAGCGCGGAGATCCCGGAGGACATGCACCCGGATCTGAATGCGTTTGGTAATACCCTCTTCAACGTCAATGCCCCCGAGGCGATGAAGGCGAACATCGGCAAGAACTGCGTTTTCAAGACGGCTCTTGACACGATTGCGCATGCGAAGACCCCAAAGGCGATCCTGACGTATGCGAAGCGGAACAAGGTTCCGTACGGTCTCATCGACGTCTGTGAGATCAAGATGGTGCAGAAGATCTACGACGGGTCTCTCGCCTATCGCGTCGTCTCGCCTCTCTACGACCCCAACAACTTCGGGCGGCCGGCTCGTCCTGATGAAGTCGAGATCATCACGGATCCGCACAAGATCGCGGAGATTCGGAAGATCGGGTACGAGTTCTTGAAGTACCTGAACAGCCTGGAGAAGGACGAGGCGAATCACTACTCTCTCCCCGAGAACGATCCGCGCTACCCCGAATCAATGGCACCAGTACCCGAGGCTGATATGGAACTGAGCGAGCAGGATAAGACAACCCTCCGGGCCATGGGCATCCGTGCAAGACTCCGCGCCAGCGTTCGCCAGGCTCGTGTGGTCAAGGCCATTAACCTCACGACGCCCTCCGCGGTGCTGCAGCAGTTCCGCCCAGACCTCCTCGGTGAGCAGGTCCAGTACCCGGAAGCCCAGCATCAGACGCCCGCTGAAGGCATCCGGCCTCCGCATCACGACGATGGCAACAAGACGCTGGAGCGGACTCAGAAAGGTCTGAGTGGCGTCTCGCCGAGCGAGCAGCTCGATGGCCCGCCAATGCGGAAGGAGCTGAACCTCCACGGTCCCTCCTTCACAGACAACTTCTACAAGGTCCAGGACAATCTCTCGCCCTCCTCCTTCCATGCCAGCAAGCGCGCAGACTCTGATCCGCAGACGCCGAAGATGCAGTTCGAGACGATGCTGAAACAGATTCTCGCGACCTTCACAGCCTCTGCAATCGGCATGTTCCAGTCCAGCCAGCGCCCTGTTCCTTTCGATGGTCAGAACGGAACCCACACCGTGAACCTCGGCGAGTTCGCAGCCGGGGCTAGCTACGATCCCAGCGGCAAGTTCGACACCTTCACGCTCGCCGTTAACCGTGTGCGCGAGATGGTGGAGGCTCTGAAGACCGATGAGATCCGTGAAGCCCTCGATTCCGCATGGGCCCAGGCTGCGGTCTGGTGCAATGACGATGGCGGGTTCCTCTACGAGATCTATGCCAGCGGCGACTCCTTCGATCCCAAGACCCTCGCCTTCACGTTCAAGTACCTCACAGGCAAGAAGGGCGATCTCAAGCTCGCGAAGACAAACGTGGTTCCAGCTTCTGCGAAGGTCGGCAACGTCCGCTGTGACTACTCCGCTTTCGACAGCTCCTTTGCTGTGCCGGACGACATCCCCACGACATTCGTCGACGACAGCTGGGACGTGGATACCTGCCCCTCCTTCATCAACGCGCCTGCGAACCAGAAGCTTTGGATCGAACACCCTGATCGCGATCAACGTGAGGACCAGGACCCGAGCATGAAGCGGTTCACCCTCACGGACGCGAACGATCGTTTCCAGATCATCTTCGAGACTGACGATTGGGATGAAATGAAGCAGTATCTTCTCAAGGGCAAGTGATGGACAAGGTTGCATTCGATCCGGAGACATCTGCTGCTGAAATGAGCGCGCAGGCTATGGCCATCTTCGAGGACAAGGCGAAGCAGGGCAACGCCGGTGAACTCGCGATGGCGAAGCAGTCTGTCGTCGCAGCCGGCAAGACCCGTCAGGCTCTTGCGACCAACAACGCTGAGGACATCGCGGCGGCCATCGTCGCCAACACCACAGCTTTGGACTGGGCCCAGGACGAGGGATTGAAGCAGCTTCACCGAGACGCGATCGACTACTTCAAGAACCACATGTCGAAGGCTGCGTCCATGGACAAGTCTGTTCAAGAGACGCTGCTGGACCTGGCAGGAGAAACGGAAGCGCTGAAGGCAAAATTCGCAGCGCTGAAAGAACGGAATAGCCATGAGATCGAGAAGGCTCTCGATGACATCACCTCCGCTTTTGACCTCGTGACTCACCACATCCTCGACATCATCGAAGACATGGAATAGTGAAAGTAATGAGGTGCGCCGATCGCGAGAGTAGGTACTTCTAAGTTCGGATCCAAAACCAGGGAAAGCGTAATCGCGAAATTGGCGGATGACGCCATTCATGAAGATGGCAGTCCCCTTAATTTCGTAGAGTTCATGAAGAGCCCGCTCGGGCCCGGCGTGACTCTACGACCGATGCAGTACCTCATCGGCAAGGTCCTATTCGGCGTCCCCCTCGACTTTGAGGAGATGGAAGTCCCCATCTGGAACAAGACCAGGACCGAGCTTCTGTACACAATGACGGAGCGCGAGGCTCTGCACTATTTCTATGAGGAGGGGCGCTGCAACTTCGGCAACTGGCAGGATCTACCAGCGCGAGGCTTCAACGAATCCCTCATCTTCTGCGGCAGACGCGGAGGGAAAGCTTTCGATGTCAATGAAGAGATTCCAACGCCGGAAGGTTTTCGTAAGATCGGGGATCTCAAAGAAGGCGATTCAGTTTTCGGACCTGACGGCGTCCCGGTTCGCGTTGTAAACGCATGGGATCCGTTTGAAGCTGAAACCTATAAGGTGTCTTTCGACGACGGGACCTCTGTAGTAGCGCATGGTGAACATCAATGGTTTACCGTTACGAAAGCAGAGCGCAAGAAGATTAGACGGCTGCCTAAAAATGCGTCCATCGGTTCTGTTAAAACCACAAATGAGATAGCGGCAACGTTATTGATAACGAGGCCAGACGGTCGGCGTGAGACCAATCACTGCATTAAAGTGGCTGAACCCATTCAATTGCCGGCTGCGGCATTGCCCATGGATCCGTACTGCCTTGGGGCTTGGTTAGGCGATGGGGATAAAGTTGGAGGTAGTTGCTACGCTTGTCACATTGACGATGCTCCAGAGATCCTAGAAAATTTCAAAGCGGCGGGCTATGAAGTAAGAGGTTACAACGATATTGGTCGGCATGAGAACACGCGTTTTTATGTTGGAATGACTCAAGATCTTAAAAAAATCGGGGTCATAGGGAATAAACATATTCCGCAGGAATACTTATGGGCTTCACGAGATCAACGTCTTGCGCTGCTCCAAGGTCTCATGGATACTGACGGGAGTTGCTGCAAAGAACGAGCTCGATGCGAGTTCTGCAACACAAATAGAGATCTTGCGGAGGGCGTCTACCACCTCGCCGCTTCTCTGGGCTTAAAGCCTCGTTGGGTAGAAGGCCGTGCGAAGTTGAATGGTAAAGACTTTGGTCCGAAATATAGGATCAACTGGATTTCGTCACTGCCTGTATTCAGATTAAAGCGCAAACTCGATCTGCTTCCAACGGCTAAAGAGGTAAGTACTAGAAACAGATGGCGATTCATCGAGAGTGTAGAACCTGCTGGGAAGCGTACTGTTCGGTGTATCGCCGTTGATCGTGAAGATGGACTCTTCCTCTTTGGTCGTAATTTCAATATCACGCATAACAGCCAGGGCGTGAGCGCGTACGGGTGCTACAAGCTCTACAAACTCCTCTGCATTCGTAGTCCGCAGGAATACTACTCCCTTGTCGGATCATCCCAGATCGACTTCACGTTCCTAGCTCAGGATGATGACGGCGCCAACCGCGTCTTCGGCAAGATGAAGAACGACGTCAACAACGCGCCCTTCTTCAGTCCCTACATCTTCAAGAGCCCGAATACGTCAGAGATGGCGTTCGTGACGGAAGCAGATCGAGGGAAGCGCGACATCATGCCCTCCATCTTCGTGTCCGCGTGGCCTTGCACCACCCGCGCTGCTCGCGGTCCCTCCTCGATCTTCCTGGTCCTCGATGAGTTCGCCCACTTCCGGAATGCGACGGGCGCTAACTCCGCGGATGTGTACGAATCCGCGAAGCCCGCGACCGCTGACTTCACGCACGGCACCGATGGTGATCTCGAATCACTCGTTATCACGATTACTTCCCCCGACAAGAAGGTTGGCAAGAGCTACGAGCTCTGGCAAACCGCTCTCAGGGAGGGGGCCAACTCCTCTATCTTCGGAATCCGTCTCTCATCAGCGGAGATGAACCCGCGCATCAGCAGTGACTTCCTCCTGTCTGAGCTCAGCAAGACGAACCCACAGCGGTGGAACGCTGAGTATGGTGGCGAATTCCTTGAGGCTTCTGGTTCGTACGTACAGCCCCAGGACTTCATGGCCTGCGTCGACACTGACCGCGGCAATCTCGAGAAGTTCACGCCCCGTGCCATCGGACAGCGCTACTTCTGGGGCCTTGACCTCGGTTTCCGCAAGGATGCCACCGCTCTTGCAGTCGGTCACTGGGAACTGGATGAGCGTGACTTCCCTCGTCTCATTGTCGATTTTGTCGATCGCCTGATGGTAGGTGAAGGCAAGTACGTGGGTTATGACGAGCTCCCTGTCGATGACGTCTATGACTGGCTGCAACGGCGGCAGGAACTAACACCTGGCTTTCAAGGTGTGACGGACCAAAACTCCGGCTCCATGTTCGTGCAGCGTGCGCAGCAGGAAGGTCTGGGCTTCTTCAAGCTCATCAACCTCACAGCCGGCATCAACTCCCAGGCTGCGTACGTTCTCCAAGGCTTCATCAACAACAAGGTCATTCGATTCCCGAACGTCCCAAAATTCATCCGAGAGATGAAGTTGTTGGAAGCGTACTACGTCACCAAGTACCAGCTCAAGGTTGAGGCGCCGAGTGAAAAGGATGAGGACGGCAACCCCTGCCACGACGACATGTATGACGCCGTCGCTGAAATGGCTTGGGACGCGAACAAATGGCTCCTCGAATACGGCGCCACCCACTTGACGCCAGAGTCTATGCGTTTCATCGAGGCCATGGGCAAGGGCTTCCACGAGATGCCGCCAGAAGCCATAGCAGCTGCAGCGGACGCGAACAACTACGCGCTCGCGGACATGCGTATTCAGCAGCGTCAGTATCTACTTGGAAGACCAGGTGTCGAGGCAGGGATGCAGAGCCCACGTCTGACAGCTAGACGCCGGAGGTAGCCATGAAGCTCGATCCCGAAACCCTCGAACAGCTCATCAACGAAGGCTTGATCTCCTTCGAGCAGGCTGAGGCGCTGCGGATCAGGGAGCAGAAGCTCCTGAACCCACATCTCATTCCCAACATCCGCGCACGTGAGAACCACGCTGCCATCGCGAAAATGCAGCAGTTCGTTCCAGAGGATTCGGAACAGGGGACTTGCGTGGGCGATGCGCTGACGTCACTGCAGCGCAACGATGATGAGGTCGTGGTTATCCTCCTCGACATTATGCGCCGTCTCCTTACATCAGAAGACACGTTTTCTAGTAACGAGCTCTTTAGCAATGAGCCGCAGACGCTGACTCGCATCGTCACAGCTCTGCTCCCGATCATCGTCACAGAAGGTCCGAAGGCGGAGCTTGCGGCCCTGAACATGAACAAGCTCCAGCGCGGATTCTCGCCTGCTGGTATCGTGACGCCGGAGATGCATGAGGCTGTAATCCGCTGGGTCCAGAATCTGATGAAGAAGCCTAAGGTCATCGAAGAAGCTATTGATGACATTGGCGTCAAGTCGCTGCAGTATCGTGATGGGCAGCTCATCGAGCCGGATGGGGGAGAGGATTTGTTTTTGGGTGCCAAAGGATCGACAGAGGACGTATAGTTCCCTCGGAGGGTGGCACCCCTCCAGGTGGCCCGCGACGCCACTCGGGTAAGTATCGTGCTTGCAATACTTAGGGGGTCTTCGGACCCCCTAACTTTTTGGTGCTACCGTTGCTCCCGAACACGTATAGTGATTGTAGAGGAAATACCAATGGCACGCATGACGCTAGCCGAGCTAGAAGCCAGCCTGGACGAGGCCATCGCGGCGAAGCACATCTGGAACGTCGACTACGTCGCGTTCAAGGAAAGGCTCGGCCGCATCATCGAGGAGTCGTTTAACAGCTACCATATCGAGGACGTCGGCGATCACGAGGCTTTCTGGAATTACTTTCACCCGTTGCACTACTGCAACGCCACAACTCTGCTCGGGAAGGCGAAGAAGATCGACAAGCTCCCGAATGACAAGAAGTGGCCTGAGATCAAGAACGTTCTTCGCTCGCTGGTTCCTGCCTGCGAGAAGATAGCGACGGTGAAGCAGTTCGTGGAGAAGGGCCGGAAACCTTCTGAGAATCCCTCCGTGAACGTGCGCACCGTCGACCACACCGGGACATGCGGCTGTTGCATGCGCAACATCAAGCTTCGCTCAGAAGGCACGATGTGGGATCACGGCTACTTCATCAGAAACGTCGGCAAAGGCAAAGGCAAAGACTTCAGCCCCCGCACGCAGTATCGGACCCTGGAAGGCTTCGTCTTCGCGGTAACGCCTTTCAACTTCCGCGTGGGTTCCTGCTTCGGCGTCGGTTACAAGCCCATCGAAGTGAGCCCTGAGGTGTGGGATGCGATGCTGTTGCACATGCAGAAACGTCAGCAGACTCTTCCAGACCAGATCGCGAGTGTCAAGACCTGGCTCGTGAACAATCCCAAGACGCCCGAAAACGCCAAGACACACATGATGACGCAACGCAGTCTCTTCTACATGGAGCAGGAGCTCGAGCAGCTCCCGAGCGACATCAAGTCCTTGCGAGCCCGCCGCGCCAACTGGAAGGCTCGTCCTCTCCCCGACCAGCGAAAGGAGAAGTGAGATGCTACTCGTCCTAGTTCTCTACGCCTGCGCAACCTCCTTCTACATGCGGATGCACTGGCATCAGAAGTTGGTCGTGCCCGAGCGAACGCTGCTTCCATGGTTCGGGAGTCTCTACCTCCGCACCCTCATCCCCATGACGCTGATGGGCATCTGGTGGGTGATCTTCACCAACGGCGACCTCAAGGATCCTCTGGGCCCTGGAATGCGCGAATGGATCATCGACCATTTCAGGGTCGATGGTATCTGGAAGTGGTCATGGTCGTGGTTCCTCACCAACGCTGCCATCTACTTCGTCCTCGCACTCCCGAAAGAAGCGACCTACAAGTCCGCACTCTTCCCGGGACAGTTCAACGACACCGCGGAGCCCGAGCTCCTACGCGTGAACATGCGCAACTCCCTCATCTGGAACGCGATCTTTTACGCCGCAGTCTTCATCAATCCCACCCTTCCATTCGGCTACTCCATCGTCGAAGCCCTGAAAGGCAACCTATGAGCCACTTCACTGTCCTCGTCATCGGTCCCGACATCGAGAAGCAGCTGGCACCGTTCCAGGAAAACAACATGGGCGACTGCCCCGATGAGTTCCTGCAGTTTTACGACACGGAAACGGAGATGCTGGATGCCTACGAGAACAAAAGCGTGACGCGCGTCATCATGCCTGACGGCTCCATGAAGTTGCCGTGGGACGACTGCTTCCGCGTCCCTGGCAATGGTGTTGGCTTCGGCCCCCACACCCACGTCGTTCCTGAACACCTGGAGCAGCGTGATGTCCCGTTCAAGGAGACCTACGCCACCTTCGAGGAATACGTGAAGGACTGGCATGGCTCCGAAGGACGGGATCCGCTCCACAATCGCTTCGGCTACTACGAGAATCCCAACCGCAAGTGGGACTGGTATTCTATCGGCGGCCGCTGGACTGGCTTCTTCAAACTGAAGCCCGGCGCCAACGGAAAGGTCGGTCGCCCCGGCCTCATGACGAAGACCGCCGCCCCCGGCTACGCTGACCAGTGCATGAAGAAGGACGTGGACTTCGACGCCATGCGTGATGAAGCTGGACAGGCGGCGGGAATGTGCTACGACTTCTTCCTCAAGCTCATGGGCCTGAGTGTCCTCGATCGTGTGGCCGCGAACGTCTTCGGCACGTGTCCTTTCACGGAGAAGCCGTGGAAGAAGTGGTGTGACATCGTCGCCGAAAATCCCAACAGCACCAGGGATGAACGGATCGCCATCTACGAGTCCCAGGAGATGCCGAAACGTTTCGAGGACGCAAAGAAGGCGTTCAGGGCCAAGAACCCTTACCAGAGACAGTGGAACGAGGTCGAAGAGGCCGTGCTGTGGGGAGATGCTGATGACTTTGCCTGCACCCGCGCCGAATATGTCCAGCGCGCGCGGAACCGTGCCTTCAGCACCTACGCCGTCGTCAAGGACGCGAAGTGGTTCGAGAAGGGCGAGATGTGCTGGTGGGGACGCAGCGCCGAGAAGATGGAGGAGGACAAATGGCTTCAGCTGTTCGGTTGGTGGGGATGCACCGAGAAGATGGAGGAGGACAAATGGCTTCAGCGGTTCAACGACCTCCTCGATAGCCTCGATGACGAAACCTTGCTGACGGTCGTTGACTGTCATATCTGAAAGCTGGAGGCAGTCGTGGCCATCACCATGAACGTCAACGACCACGTGTGGGTGAAGCTCACGCCCGCGGGCGTCGAAGCATACAAGAAGTGGAATGAGGATCTCGGGATCAAGGACCCTGTGATGCCGAAAGTGGAGTGGGACGGCTTCTCGAAGTTTCAGCTCTGGGAGCTGATGATGATCTTCGGTAGCACCTGTCACAACGGCGGCCACATCCCTTTCGAAACTGAGATCCAGCTGTCGAGAACGTGATGAATAACCTCACCCCTCCAGGCGCGCCGAAGCACATGTCGCAAGCGGAGCTGCGCAAGCAGCTCCGCGACCTTCTGGAATGGGCTAAGAAGAAAGAAGCATGAACTGCAACTGCCAGGGACCGTGCACCTGCACGAATTTGAACGTCGCGGCGACGTCTGCGCCTACGTCTGCGCCTACGTCTGCGCCTACGTCTGCGCCTACGTCTGCGCCTGCACCCGCGCATAATCCACCCTCGAATGCGTCAGGACCTGTCGGTGCGATCATCTCGCAGAACGGCCAACCGATGGGTGTTGTCACGGGCGTGACGCCGACGTCCACATGCGGGACGTGCAACCAGAATCCCTGCGTGTGCGTCAGTCTAAGCGGCAACAACCCCTACATGTGCCCAAACACCTTCGTGTCCAGCAGCAGCGTCGGGCTCTCGATCACGGGCACGTCGGTCACCACGGGCTGGGGGACACAGGGATCGCCCATCATCAACAGCGTGGCGCCTGGGAACATCTCCATGAGCCTGGAAGCATATACACACTACGTCTTCGACCCGCACAACGAGAAGCACATGGAGGCGTATGCGCAATTGACTGAGAAGGGCGACTGGCCTGACTGGTTCAAGGAGGAGCTGAGGAACTACGGCGTCAAGATCGGCGACCAGCCGTCGATGTGGCGTGACCTCCTGGACCTGAAGATCCACAAGGCGCATGGAGGCTTCTGCGCCAATCGGGAACAGCTTCTCCTCGATTTCCTTCAGTGGGCGGAAGCTGGCGACATCTACTTGGCCTCAGCCAAATCAGGCGACACCGATGCCCGTTATGAACCCCTCGATGACGCAGACGCGGCAGAGCTCGTGCGGGCGTACCTAGATTCAGGTCTATGATGATTCTGACGCCTCCATTGTAGAGGTGTTGTATTGTCGTCACCGCCGCGAAAACCTACTGCCGCGAAAGCTTCGATCGGTCGTGATGAAATCACGCAACTGACGCAGCTTCTGAGCCTGTTGACGGACATAGCTCGTTCGAATCAGGGTTCCCTCACCTCTGTCGTTCAGAATCAGACGGTGTTGCTGAAGGCCATCGAGAGCCAGAACCAGAACCACGTGAAGTTGACGGAGTTGGTGAACGTCGCGCTCACGGCTGTTTCCAACGACGGTAAGTTCCAGCAGGAGTTGGTGAACGATCTCGGCCGCGGCATCCGCGGAGCCTTCACCGAATTCATGAAAGAGGTACGGGATCTTCAGCTGGGCCTGACTCAGATCAGTGCCGGCCTGAGTGAGAATACGCGAGCACTCGAAGAGGTGGACGCCAACATCCGCGCCCTTTTCGAAAGGATCGGGTAATGGACGCACCAGGACGCGCGAATCTCAGACACGGGTCTTCGATCAAGGACGACCTCGGCGACATCTACGGCGTCGTCGAGCGGATCCGCGAATCCTCAACGTCCGAGGTCAAGACCCTCGACGAGTTGCGGACGAAGTTCGATCAGATCCTGCTTCAGTTCACAGGCTTCAAGTCCGACGCGCAGCTGACGTACAAGGACATCGAGAGCGTCGTCAAGAGCACTGGCGCAGCTGTTGACGTAGGCTTCCGTGAGACGCGGAGGCTTCTTGAAACAATCTCGACCACGACCACGACCAATGCCGAGACGCTGGGGCGATTTGAACGGGTCCTGCAGGCGGTCCTCGCCACGCTCTACGAGCTCCGGGATGCCGCTTCGACTGCGCACGAGATGCGCAAGGGCATCGTCACGTCCATCGCTGATCTACCAGGCGCAATAGCGACGGAGTTGCCGTCCTGCGCCCTACTTGAAAATGACGGTTATCTTCGCACTAAGATGGAGTCGGCACAGGACAAATTCATCGGCCTCAACGACAAGACCATTCCGCGCCTGGAGAAGGTCGTCACCGAGCTCATGAAGGAGTACGGGTACGACCCCGACACTGGCATCAAGCGCGAGGAGTTCTTTGTCGGCTTCAGCAAGCTCAAGAAGGCCATCATCAACAATCTCCTGTCGCTACTGGCTTCAGCGTTGGTCTTGTGGGCAGCGCAGCACATTGCCGCGTCATCCATCAACGAAGCGAAGAAGTCCATCGAGGATTCATACAAGCAGCGGATCACGGAGCAAGATGAGAGGATGAAGCACCTCGAGGATGAGAACAGAGCGCTTCAGCAAGCGATCAAAACGCCGCGGTATCCTCAGAAGTAACGCGAGGCGTGTGGTGGTCGATGTTCCTGATGACAGCCTAGTTGTTGAGTTCTCAGCAGCAGAGGCAGCGAAACTTCTGCGTGATGGGATCAACCCAGCACGGTGGGAACGTGTTCGCGAGGAAATCGACTTCTGGGAGTTGGTGGACATGCTCGTCGACCGCAGTGACCAGGGAAGGAGGGGCAACGCCATCCGCTGCCCGTTCCACGGTCGTGATTCGACACCGTCGTTTCAGATCTATAGCCACAGCAATAATGCCTACTGCTGGGGGTGCCAACACGGCGACCAGTTCTGGGACCAGATCAAATTCACCGCACGCATCCTCAACAAAACGAGTCGCCAGGCTCTGAAGTGGCTAGAGAAGGAATTTAAGCTCCCAGTACTTCCAGAGTTGCACGGCGATGTCGAAGAGGAAATAGACGAAAGCAAAACATTCACCTTGGAGGTGGAGGACCTAGCGCCGACTTACGTTCGAACCGTGAGAGCTTATGCGCGCCGGCACAGAGACTGTGATGGAGTGTCAGAAGAAGTTCATGAAGCCGTGAGAAAGTTCTTTGAAGCCGTGAAAACGAACGATCCACTGCCCCTAGCGCGAGTGTTGGGGGTGAAGGCCATCAAAAAACTTTCTGCCGCTGCGGAGGCACGCTATGACTCTTCATCCGGGTGACGTTGTTCAACTTGACCACTCTGTACCGCAAGTGGGTGATCTCTTTATGGTCGTGCTTCGCGCGATCCCATCGAGGCAAGAAGTTCAAGGACGAGTCCCTGGGCATGAAGGCGTTGTCAGTTGTAACTACGGCAACGTCCATCCGTCCGGGCTTCAGCTCCACGCGGAATGCAATCTCTGCATGGGCGCTCGCGCTACCTGTGAGGACTGCGATAAGCACCCATTCTAGGTATCCTCCCACGTGGAGGATCATGTGCTAGCCCCTACCTATTTTATGGACCCCCTTGCTAAAATGCAAGAGGTTTTGGAGACGTCTACGCACATTTTCAACGGCCGCATCGAAGTTCTCACTCCCTCCGTAGAAGTGATCGGAACTGCTGCAGACGGTGAGTTGATGATGCGCCACCTCGAAGCCGCGATCCGCACCGCTTACAAGAGCGAGGATAAGATCGGGCCCGGCTCACACGAGAAGATCATCGCGCACATCCTCTCCCTCAAGCACGAGAGTACACTCGAGCACTGCGGATTGAGTTTCCGGTGCGTGACCAATCGTGGCGTTAGTCATGAGCTCGTTCGGCACCGTCTGGCCTCGTACACGCAGGAGTCGACGCGGTATGTGAACTACGGCAAGCGTCCTCCTCAGGTCATTCTTCCGTGGCACCTGTGCCAGCGCGACCAGGAAGAGAAGGAGTTCTGGTACAACGGCCATGAAAAAATCATCCAGTACTACCTCGATGCTCTCAAGCTCGGGTGGAAGCCTCAGGATGCTCGCGGATTCCTGCCAAACGACCTCAAGACAGAGATCGTTATGACCATGAACCTCCGGGCCCTCCGGCACTTCTTCAAGCTCCGCACGGCTGCTGCTGCCCACCCGGACATGCAAGTGATGGCGCGGAAGATGTTCCAGCTCGCTTATGGCATCTTGCCTCTCATCTTCCAGGACATCCAGAACGACATCAGTGACTTGATCGGATTCGTAGCATGAAACCTCACGGCTACCCGGGCACGTTTATTACCATGGAAGGCATCGACGGCTGCGGCAAGTCCACGCAAATCGAGCTGCTGAAGAACAATCTCCAGAGTGCACGATCCGCGAATCCGACTCACGTCGTCATCGGCCGAGAACCTGGATCCACGAAATTGTGCGCGGAGCTTCGCGACGTCATCATCGGCAAGCACGATGAGAGGTGGTGCTACCCCGCTGAGACGCTACTCTTCTTCGCCGACCGGATCCAGCATCTCAACGAGCGTGTGCTGCCAAGCATCAAGTCGGGTAGTATCTACATCAGCGATCGGTACGTCGACAGCACCCTTGCATACCAGGGTCTACGCGTTGCTGACACCTCACTCATCCACGCTCTTATCAAGCTGCTGAACGTCCCAGCGCCGGACATGACCTTCTGGATCAAGCTGGATCCTGAGGTAGCGTACAAGCGTGCCAACGAGAGACCCAACCTGAACCTCTACGATGTGAAGCCTCTCAGCTTCTATCAGCAACTCCATAGGCAATTTGAGCGCCTGTTCAAGGACAATCCCAGGGTAGTGACGATCAATGGCAGCGGGAAGGCGGAAGACGTCGCAGCGCGAGTGTGGGGTGAGTACATCATTCGGGCGAAAAAGTAGCATTGCGACCTCATCTAGTGCGGGGTCCACGGTGTCATTGCCTATTGAATTCGTCGATAACTGGAAGCCTCAAGCAGGGAAGCTGCAAGTTGACGGCGTGCCTCTCACGAAGCTGTCCAAGAAGGAGCTGCTCGCCGTAGCAGCTTCTGCAATCGTACAACTCGATCAGATGAGCGCCGTCGTTAAAGAGGCAGCGGAACAGCGGAAACAGCTGGCATCTCTCTTTGTCCGGGTTGATGAGAGGCCGTTTTCGCGCGGCAACTAGGCCTCTGAGGTATCAACTCATGGAGGTCGATGTATGAAGGCGACGTGGTCGAGCAATACCCGTGATGGTATCGCGCAAGCGCGTGAAATCACGATGGAGGTTGAAGTCCTCCAGTGGTCGCCTGACCGCAAGAAGGCAGAGATCCAGTATCAGACGGCTTCTGGCGCTGTGAAGCAGCGGTGGGTGGATGCGAAGCGGATCGTGACGATGTGAGGTTCAAGTGACCAAACGTGAGCGCAAGCCCCTCCCTTTAGGCATGGGGTGAGCGATTTTCTTGTGTCGCGCCCTTGTGGAAGGTGGCACGTGGCCATATACTAAAATCATGTCGAACTACAAGTCGAACGCCAATGTCGTCTATTCGTGCAAATACCATGTTGTATGGTATCAAGAACCAAAAGAACGTCTAATGCCAAAGACCAAAACCCCCAGCTATGTCGCCGAGTTCGAGGTCCAGACAACCTCGAAGGACCGGCGTGTGCTGCGGTCTCGACTGGAGGCTGGGCGACAACTCTACAACGCCGTGCTGGGTGAAGCACTGCGGCGCCTGGCCCAGATGCGCCAGGACCCTGGGTTCGAGCTTGCCAAGG